CGAACGCAGCGAAGGGCCGCACGCCAAGCGGCGTGCGGCCCTTCGTTATGGCTGCGGCGATACGCTCACCCCGACATCTCTGAGGAGGTCCTCATGTCGGGTACAGCAGCGCTGGTCTGGGTACTCCTCGGCGGGTGCGTCGTCGGCCTCGGCCTAGTCGTCGTCGGCGGCCTCGCTGTCGTCACCCGCGGCCGCGTCGAGATCGCCCGCATCCAGGCCGGCCAGGACAAGCCCCACCGCGGCTGAGCCGCGACCTCGAGGTCCGCGCTACTCGGTGCTGGCGTCTTCCGCCGTGGCGATCCTCAGGATGTGGTTCCGGTCGTACTTGATGTGCTTGGCCATCTCCGGGGAACTCAGCATCGGGTAGTGCCGGCGGATCGCGTCGTGCAGTGGCTTACGAGCCTCGTTGACGCGCCCCTCGGCGGCGGCGAGCGCGGTCGACAGTCCGTCCAGTTCGGCGAGGGCCGCGTCCACGGTCTCAGGGTTGTATGTCGGCTTCGGGGGTGCGTCCGGGCCGCGCAGCGGCGGCACCCCGTGCGTCCTGCCGAGTGCCCCGATCCAGTTCCGGTCATACGGGGTGTGGTCCGCGATGTCCCCGGGGCGCGCGCTGCGGGCGCGCAGGTGCTTGATGATCGCGACGTGCAGGGCTTCACGGGCCGCGTCGCGGCCGGCCGTGGCCTCGGTGAAGTGTCCGTCGAGCTTCCGTAGCTCGCCGATCGCCGCGGTCTGTTCGGGGGCGGGGGCGTTGGTCATGGAAGCAGCATGCCACACGGCATTGCAATCCGACAGTGCAGCGTGGCGGGTGAAAGCGGCCGAGTGTTCATTGACCTGCGACGACATCTCAAGAGAGTGATGCGACTTGACAGTGCAACATCGGTTTGCAAAGCTATGTCTCCCCGGGGCGGATGGACGGCCCGGACCACGAGGACAGGGACCACGACATGCAGACCATCACCACCGCCGCCGCTCAGGTCGGAAACGGCCGCACCACCCACCGCGTCCGCACCGACGGCTTCCACCTCAAGACCCTCTGCGGCCGTGTGGTCGGCCGCCAGCTCACCGACCGCGAGGCCGCCAAGCTGACCGGGGCCTGCAAGAACTGCACCACCACTGAGGAACTGCTGCGCCGCCCGGTCGCCGTCCTGATCGTCGAGACGCCGGCGGTCGAGGAGGGCCCGAAGGTCCACCGCTTCGACGACAGTGACACCGCGTACGACATCACCCAGTCCGAGGCGGGCGTCGAGCTGGGCCTGCGCGACGGTGACGTGCTGGTCGTCGAGTCCGAGGGCGTCGTCGGTGTCTTTGCGAACAACTGGCCCCTGGCCCTAACCGAGGCGCACGGCCAGTTCCACCACGCCGCCGACCGCTACAAGATCCGCGAGATGAACGACGGACGGTTCGCTGCGAGCGCCGACGTCGCCGAGCGCATCGCCGCCGGCCTGGGCCTGACCCTGCTGCCCCAGCACTGCGCCCCGGCCGCCCCCGCCCTCGACGAGGCGCCTGCGGCCGTCGAGGACGAGTGGGAGCCCGGTCACTGCACTCCGCTGATGGGCGGCGCCGTGCACGAGGTGACGTCGGGCATGGACGGAAGCGACGGCGGTCCGGTCTACATCTTCCCCCTGTGCCGCACGGGGTCGATGACCAACCAGGGCACCCGGTACCGCAAGGTCAAGGCGCCGCTCACGTGCAAGAACTGCATCGGCAACCGCGACCGTCGCCGCGCCGCCCAGGCCCGCCGCGCCGCTGAGGCGGCCGCCCCGGTCGTCGACGAGGCGCCCGCGGTCGACGAGGCCCCGGTGTTCGTCAAGGGCGAGCGGGTCGTGTGCGCGGACGGCATGACCCGGACCGTCAGCCACATGAAGCGCTACGTCGCGGACGAGCCGCTGTACGTCGTGATGGAATGCGGCGCCCTGTGGATCGCGGCGAACTGCCAGCGCGTCGAGCAGAGCGAGGCCCCTGCGGTCGACGAGGCCCCCGCAGCTAGCGACACGTACCGCGCGGCACAGGCCCGTGAGGCCGCCGCCCTGACCCGTAATCAGCAGGTGACCGAGGCCGCCCGCGCCGTCCTGCTCCACGCCGGACACCCCGAGGAGGCTCAGGGCCGCGCCGGCTTCCTGTTCCGCACGAACTGGCTCTCCGTCCAGCTGTACGCCGTCGACGCTGAGGGCCTTCACCTCACCGGGTATCCGCTCGACGACGCCTTCGACGTCCTCAGGGAGACCCTGGAGGCGCACGGCTGGCACGTCGACTGCTCGACGACCGGCTATCACGGCTCGTCCCTCATCCTGACCCCGCCGGTCGGCGACGAGGCCCCGGCCCTCGCCCCGGCCGACCAGGACGCCCGCACGGCCCTGGTCGACGAGATCAGCGCCCGCCTGTGCGCCGGCCTGGTCTGGTCGACCGCAGCCGCCTTCCAGCCCGTCCAGGACGGCGAGGACGGCCCGGTCATCGGCTGGACGTTCCGCACCCGGTCCGGATCGGAAGTCCGGTACGCGTACGTCGCCACCCGCGGCCTGATCCTGGAGGGCTACAACGAACTCAGGCACCGCGAGGACGCCCGCCGCGAACTCGTCGGACACCACCAGGCCGGCACGGACAGCGCCGAGCTCCTCGCCCCAGTCGCCACGTACCGCGCGGCAGTGCTCGCCCACCGCAGCACGCAGCAGCTCGCCGAGTGCCTGCAAGCCTTCGACGTCGACGCCGTGAAGGCCAAGCCCGAGGGCCCCGGCCGGCTGATCGTCACCCGCGGCCCCGACTTCCTCGGCACGATCTTCGACGGCGGGGCGAACAGCCGACGCGGCCGGTACGAGGCATGGGCCCCGTACGCCGGGACCCGGAACAACTCGGCGGGCTTCCACGCCACGGTGGAAGGGGCCGTCGACGCGATCGCCGAAGCCTGGCCCGTCGCGGCCTGGGAGCTCGCTGAAGAGACCGGGGCGTCCGTGACCGACGTCCTCGCCGCCGCGAACCTCCTCGCCGGTGAGGAGGGCGTCAAGGTCCACCTGCAGATCGCCACGGCGACCGGCGCCGACCAGAAGTTCTACCGCGGCCCGGCCGCCACCCTGAGGGCCCGCCTCACCCGGCAGCAGGAGCGGGCCGCCGACACCCGCGTGCAGGTCGACAACCTGAGCCGGTCGAAGGCCGCCGCCCTGGCCACGCACGAGGGCGCGCACCACTTCCGCCCGTTCTGCCGCCCCGGCGAGCAGCAGCCCGCGGGCTGGACCTTCCGTGTCGGCTTCGGTGCGGGCGCCCGGTACGGTGTCGCGACCCCTGAGGGCGTCGCCCCGGTCGGCCTGTACGAGTACGCGACGACCGCCGAGCGCGCCTTCTACCAGGCGGAAGAGGCGGCACGGGCGGCCGCCCCGCAGGCCGACGAGCCCGCCGCCGACCAGGCCGACGAACTCGACGAGCACGAGGCCAAGCGGCGAGTGACCGGCACCTACCCGGCCGCCAAGGGATTCGAAGCGGAGCGCGACGAGGACGGCCGGCTGATCGGCTACACCTTCCAGGTCGGCACCCTGCACGGCGCCTGCTACGGCTGGATCACGACGGGCGGCACGTTCGCGCAGGCCCTGGAGCCGTACCGCTCGCAGGCTGTCGCGCTGCTCCCGATGGCCATCAGGGACGAGCAGGCCGCCCGCCGCTGACCTGCCGCCCCGGACGCCCCGGCCCTCGCGATGCGAGACCGGGGCGCCGGCGATTCCGGGGCCCATCCCGCCCCAGACCGCAACACGACACAGCAACACGTCGATGCAACTTGACATTGCAAACCAATGTTGCGAGAGTACGGGTGTCGGAACGGGCGAGGGGCCCGGACCACAACGAAAGGGGCGCCGCCATGAACAGCACCGCGAAGACCGCCGAGCTGCTGAACCTCACGGTCGAGGCCGAGGCCGCCCTCGCCGGCGCCCAGCGCGAGCAAGGCAAGGCCGACCGCAAGGCCGACCGCGCTGCACTGAAGGTCGCCGTCCAGCGCGGTCGCCGGAACGACGCCGTCAAGGCCCTGCGTGCCGCTCAGCGCGCCGGCAAGGGCGTCAACGCCGCCGCCCGACGGGTCGAGATCCAGGACCGCCAGGTCGCCACCCGGATCGAGGAGGCCCGCGACGCCAAGGCCGCCGCCCGCGACGCCCGCCGCGCCGTCCGCACCGCCGAGCGTCGCCTGAACCGGATCAGCCTGCGCGCCGCGACCGCCGGGGCCCGCACCGTCGGCCGGATCGCGGAGCGTCTCGGCAAGACGTCCCTCGCCAAGACCCCGGCCGCGGACATCACCCTCTCCGCCGAGGAGCTGCCGGCCGTCGACGAGATCGAGCAGCGCGCCGACGAGTTCGCCGCCCTGGACGCCGACGCCAAGGCCAAGGCCAAGCAGGCCGACGCCCTCAAGAAGTGGCTGCGCCAGCTCCCGGTCGGCGCCTACGGCCGGGTCACGATCGCCCGCACCCCGGGCGGCACGGTCATTGACGGCGACCAGGTCGCCATCGACTACCTCGACGCCGGCCTGGGCGCCCCGCCCCGCAAGGGCCGCAAGGACACCTTCAAGGTCCTCGTCGCCGCCGCTCTGACCCCGGCCGTCGTCGACGTCACCGCACTCCCCACCGCCGCCGCACACCCCGCACACCCCGCCGGGCACCGCACGGGGCCCGGCCCCCCACCCCTGAGAAGAGAGCCACCCCATGAACGCCATCCTGATCCCCGCCCCCGCCGCCCGCGTCATCGCCCAGCAGGTCACCGAGGCCGGTACCCGCCCGCTCCGTGAGGCCCGGATCTACCGCGTCCTCACCGAGGCCGGATACTCCGCCGCCGAGGTCGCCGAGATGGCCGGCAAGACGACCCTGAAGGTCACCATCCGCCTGTCGCTCCTGGAGCTGGGTGACGCCGGACGGGCCGCCCTGGAGAACGGCACCATCCCGGTCGGCCTCGCCTGGTACATCGCCCGACTGAGCGCGGCGAACCAGCGACTCGTCCTCACCCGCTGGACGCGCGGCGACTACGCCGACGCGCACGCCGCGTCGGACGCCGCGGTCGCGATCTACAGCGACGAGCAGTTCATCGCCTGACACCCGCTCCGCCCGCCGGGCGCCGTACGGTGCCCGGCCCCCACTCCCCAGGAACGGAGCCCCCCATGTACGCCCTCGCCCTCATCACCCCCGACCAGCCCACCGAACGCCGGACCGCCACCACCGGCGGCGAGATCCGCACCGCGGTCTGGGACCTCCTCCGCTCCCGCGGCGTCGAGATCAAGGACGAGCACCACTCCGACCTCATGTACCAGGCCGGCGCCGCCCGCGACAAGGCCGACGTCGAGGGCTTCGCCGCCCTGGTCTTCGAGGGTGTCGGCGCCCTCACCCTCCACACCCGCTGACCCCCCGCCCGGCCGGGCGCCCCGTCGGCGCCCGGCCCGGAAGAAAAGAGAGCCTCCCCATGCCGATCCTGCCCCGCTCAGTCCCCGCCGCCCGCCTCGCACAGCTCGTCGCGGTCCTGTCCGCCGCTGGCATCACTGTCGGCGACCTGCTGCCCGGCAAGCGCGTCACGCACGCCGTGACCTTCGCAGGCGTCGCCTGGCGGATGACCTACCTCGGCCCGATGGGCTGGGGCCTTGCAGGCCCCGGCGTCGAGCACGGCATCGGCGTGAACCCCGAGGACGCCGCCGACCACATCGTCAGCCACAGCATCCCCCTGCCGGCACTCCCCAAGGCCCCCCGCTCCCCGGACGGCGTCCCGAAGACCTACCTCGGCATCACCGTCCCGGCCCTCGTCCGCGCCGCCTGGGCCGAGCCGCTCGCCGACGGCTGGCGCCTGGGCATCCGCAGCGCCCGCGCCGCCCGCTGACCCGCACACCCGCCCCGAAGGGACCCGCCATGAAGCCCGCCCTGTACGGAATCGTCGCCCGCCGCATCACCGTCGTCGACGGTGAGGAGAGCGCAGAACTCGTCCGCTGCGACTCCGCCTTCAACCTCGTCGAACTCGCCCCCTTCATGGAGGAGTACGCCATCGCCTACGGCGAGGCCGCGGACATCCGCGTCGAGCTGGACACCACCCCCACCGCCTGACAACCCGGAAGGCCTGCACCATGCCGACGATCGACGTCCTCGCCGCCCGCGCCAGCTACTACCGGCACGACCACCACGGCCTGACCCGCCTCACCGCGGCGCAGGCGACTGCCGAGATCCGCGCCCACGTCGCCCGCGACCCCCGCAACCGCAGCACCGAGGCCGCCCCGTACGGCGCCGTCATCCTCCACCAGGGCGCCCGCAGCGTCCGCCTGGAGCCCTGGCGGAATGCCATGCCGAAGTACCTCACGGCGGCGCAGGCCGACCAGCTCACCGCCCTCGCCCACGCGACAGACCCCGCCCGGTACGTCGAGGAGGCTGCAGGCCTCGCCGCCTGCACCTCGGGGGTCCGCATCCCGCCGGCCGCGACGAACCGCCTGGTGCGGCACGGCTACCTGTGCAGCCTCGACGGGATCGTGTCGGTCTCTCTCGCCGGGGTCTTCGCCCTGACCTGGCGGTACCTGAAGACGAGCGGCGACGTCCCCGCCGACGAGTGGGGCGGCGTCATCGCCGAGTCTCTCGTCGACACCTTCACCCCCGAGGACTGACCCACCGCCCCGACCCCCATTCAAGCAACCTCACTGTGCAACTTGACTTTGCATAGCGAGGTTGCTTGTATGGGGGTCCAGAACAGAGCAGCACAAACCAGGAGGAGCACCATGGGGCGCCGTATCCCGTTCAAGCCCTTCGCTCCGCAGGCGTACGAGCCCGGCTCCTGGATCGCCTGGACCGACGCCGACGGCGCCACCTGCTACGGCCAGATCATCGACCAGGGCCCGGAAGCCGGCCTCTGGTGGCTGACCAGCCTCACCGCGGATGACCGCCTGGAGACGCTCCTCCTGCACCGCCTGCCCAACACCGGCAGCTGCGCCCGCCGCATGCGTGACGAGCGGCTCGCCCGCGGCGAGGACGAGTACCTGTACCGCGTCGTCGCCGCCGCCTACTACCTCGACCACCGCGGCGACATGCGCGCCGTCTGCGGCGACGTCATCGCCCCGGCCGTCGCGAGCGACGAGCCCGAAGCCGAGTCGCTCGCCCGCAACGGACAGACCGCGCTGCCCCTCGTCGACGAGGCCCCGGCCCCGGCCGACACCCCCAGCACCGAAGGAGTCACCCCCATGGTCATGACGAAGGCGCCGGCCACCCCGGTACACGCTGTCGCCCGCGAGCTGCGCCGTCTGGGCCTCAAGCAGGGCCGCGGCGGAGACTTTCGCGTCGTCGGGCACTACGTCCGCAACGAGCGACAGCACACCTACGTGATCACGCTCACGAGGCACGCGGACGAGACGATCGCGGCGAACGCCGACCTGATCGAGCGTTGGCTCGACGAGGGCCCCTTCCCCTTCCGTGTCGACGTCTCGTACCCCGGCGGCGGCACCCGCCCGATCTGCTCTGTCCGCAACGGCGGCGGCCCCCGCATCCGCCAGACCCCCGCCCCGGCCGCTGCGCCCGTCGAGGAGGCGCCCGCCGCCCCCGCCCCGGCACCCGCACCCGCCGCCCCGGCACCCGTCGAGCCCGCCGCCGTCGACACCCGGGACGAGTACCGCCAGGAGCAGCAGGCGGACGCCCTGGGCTGGTCGACCGCACACGCCGACCTCGTACGGGCGGCGGCCGCCGATCAGCTCCACGTCGACCCCGCCGGCATCCTGCGCCGCAGCCGGTACAGCGGCGGCGGCACCGGCCGCCGCGTCGCCGCCGCCCGCCTCGCCCCGCTGGAGAAGGCCGCGTTCCTGATCACCGGGGAGCCCGGTCCGACCGGCGGCCGCCGCGTCGCTGTCACCGCCGACGGCCGTCGCGCCCTGCTGGTCTGGGACCGCAAGCGCCCTGTGCCCGTCGAGCGGGAGCGCCGGCAGGAACACCTTCCCCTCCGCCCGCTCCGGGGCGGACACGAGGCCGCCCGCCGCTCCGCCGAATTCGAAGCCGACCAGGCCCGCCGCGCCGCCGCCCGCGAGGTGTTCTATGTCGAGCTGGACCAGCGGCACGCAGAGGAAGAGTTCGAAGACCGGTGCTGGGACGCCTGGGCGGCCGTCCAGGGCATCCGCTACCGCCTCGGGCGCTCCCGGCCCGCCGGGTGGGCGCCGACCGAGGAGGAGGCCGCCCTGCACGGCCTGCGCGCCGACGTCGTCGAGGGCCTCCGTGACGAGGCCGCCGCCCTCGCCGCCGCTGAGGTCGCTGAAGACCCTGAGCTGTACGACGGCGTCCCCGGCATCGTCGTCGGCCCCGGGGTCGTCGAGCCGGGCGTGCACGTCGAGTACCTGCCCCAGCACCGGCCCGGCCCCCGCGCCCGCCACTGCCACGGCGGCGTCGTCGTGTCCGTCGGCACCACCTGTGTCCGGTGGCGCCCGTACAAGGCCGACAAGGACGTGCGCACCCCGCTCGACCACATGCGGGTCGACCCCTGCTCGCACATCAACAACCGTGTCCATGTCGCCCGCCGGATCGCCGCCCTCGACGCCGGCAGGAAGCTGCCCGACTCGCCCGACTGGTGCACCTGGTCCCTCGCCCGCCACGTCGAGCACGCCGCCACACAGGCGCAGGCTCAGACGGCCGCCCAGCCGCCGGCCAGCCCGGCCCCGTCCCTTGAGCCCGGCCCCCTCGTCGTCGTCCCCTGCGGCGCAGCCAAGCTGACCCATGCCGCCCCCGCAGCAGACCTCTACACCGGCAGCTATCACCGGGCCTGCGCCCGCGCCGCGGCCGCCCTCACCATCCGTGGGGGGACCGTCCTGGTCCTGTCCGCGCTCTACGGCCTCACGCCCCTTGACCGGGTCATCGAGCCGTACGACCTGAAGATGGGTGACCTGGGGAGCGTCACCGGCGCACAGCTCGTCGAGCAGGCCCGCGCCCTCGGCGTCGACCAGGCCCGGGAGGTCATCGTCCTGGCCGGCGCCGCCTACACCGCGGCGGCCCGCCAGGTCTGGCCGGACGCGGCCGCCCCGCTCGCCGGCCTGGGCGGGATGGGGTACCAGCTCCAGCGACTCGCGGCCCTCGCCGCCACCCCCGACGCCACGCCGCGTGCCCCCTCGCCTCGCCGCCCCGAAGCTCTGACCAGCGGCGACACGTCCGCAACCCTGGAATGCAACTTGACATTGCAAAGCGATGTCGCAATGATTCAGGTGTCGGGGAGCGCACCGCTCACCACAAACCGAAGGGACCGTCATGAACAAGGTCGTCACCACCCGCACCATGCAGGTCTTCACCGGCACGAAGGGCGCCGCGATGCTCTTCACCGCGGTCACGGTCCTGCTGGTCCGGATGGGCACGGCCCAGGTCCGGTCCTGGAACTGGCTGGAGGACGAGGACGGCCGGCACCCGATGACCGGCTACGAGGTCCGCGACACGACCGGCGCCCTGCTCGGTGTCGTCCTGTCCGTCGGCTGGCTCGACGGCTTCATCCACGCCGAGTGGTACGACCCGGCCGCCGACGACTTCTACGCGGCAGGGGAGTGCCGGCAGGTGACGACCCAGGGCGTCGCCCGCGTCCTGGAGGGCTACCGGCGCAACGTCGCCGAGATCCCGGCCGGCGAGGACTTCGCCCCCGAGCCGGTCCCGGTACGCCGGAACGTGGCATGCCCCTTCGGCTACTGCTTCGACGCCGAGTGCATCGACCACGGCCCGGTCTGGGCGAAGGCCGCCTGACCCCTCTCCCTGCCGGGCGCCCGACCGGGCGCCCGGCCCCCCAGTGCAAGCGAGGAGCCCCGCTCATGGACATGACCGCCGCGTACAGCGCTTTCGCCCTCCGTCACACCGAGCTGCGCGTCGAGGCCCTGGAACTCCAGGACGGCGACCGCATCTTCTCCAGGGGCGAGCGTCCCTTCAATACCCCGTGCTTCGGCCGCGTGGTCGCCAACGTCCGCAAGGACGGGGAGGTCGTCCGTTTCTCGCACGGCCTCGGTGAGCCCGGATGCATGCGCGACGTCCGCGCCGGCTTCATCCGCCTCGGCAGCGAGGTCACCATCCTGCGGGAGAAGCGCCGCCACTCCGGCCGCCCCTGACGTCCCCCTCGCCGGGCGCCCGACCGGGGCGCCCGGCCCTGCCTCGGGCGAGGTCCTGACCGGCACGCCGCGGGCGCCCCGCAATGGCACTCCGAAGCCCTGACCGGCGACGACATGTCCGCAACCTCGCAATGCAACTTGACATTGCAAAGTCATGTTGCAATGATTCAGATGTCGGGGAGCGCACCGCTCACCGGAACCGGCCCCACCCCGCCCCTCGCTTGCCCCGAAGGAGCCTCACCCCATGAACGCTGCCGCCATCACCGCCCGCCGCGCCCGCGCCCTCTCCCAGGCCCTCAGCCTCTTCGGAGTCCGCGCCGACCAGAAGCCGGCACGGACGAAGCTCGCCGTCGCGCTGGTCGCCCTCGCCGTCGCCGTCGAGACCACGCCCGTGCCGGCAGGCGGCCCCGGCGTCTTCACCCTGGTCCGCCCCGAGCTGGCCGCCGCACTCGCCCCGTTCGGCGAGGAGAGCGGCGTCCCGGGCCCCGTCCTCACCTACGTGATCGAGCCCGTCACCGGACTGGGCCCGGTACTGCCGGCGCTCTCCCCCCTCAGCGAGCAGCACGCCCGCCTCGAAGCCCACCTGACGGCCCGGATCGCCGCGGTGTACGACCAGCTCGCGACCAGCGACCCGCAGAAGCTCGCCCTGATGTTCAGCCACCTCCTGCACATGCACCGCGCGTTCCTCGTGCTCGAAGAGGCCGTCGCCCTGGACAGGCTCCAGGCGGCCGGCAAGGCCGCCCCCGCCGCCTGACACCCCCTCACCGGGCGGCGGCCCCGGCCCGTCCATCGGACGAGCCCAGGCCGCCGCCCAGCCCCTCCCAGACCACACCAAGGAAAGGCGCCACCCATGAGCGACATCCGCATCACCCACACCCCGGCCGAAGGTACCCTCGCGGACGGCACCGACAAGGGCGACGGCGCCGGACCGATCCTCAAGCGGTACGGCTTCCGCTGGGGCCGCTCGATCGGCTGCTTCTACATCCAGAGCAGCCGCGACCGCGCCCCCCGCGTCGTCGCCATCAACACCGCGGCGGACGAACTGCGCACCGCCGGCCACACCGTGACCGTGGAGATCGACGGCACCGTGCGAGACACCGAGACGGTCAAGGCCGCCCAGCACGAGCGCCTTGAGGACCACCGTACGGCCCTCGCCGCGAAGGGCGAGAAGCTCGCCGCCCAGTCGGCCGCCCTGCACCGCGCGAGCGACGCGATGGTCGAGCACATCCCGATGGGACAGCCCGTCTTCCCCGGCGCCCGCGGCCGCGCCCACCGCAACCTCCTGGAGCGCAGCGTCGACACGATGATCCGGGCCGGGCAGGCAGGCGAGGAGGCCCGCCGTATCCCCTCGCAGGTCGAGGGGTCCCGCCGGCAGGAAGCCCGCCGCGAGCGCCCCGACGTCGTCGCCCGCCGCGTCGCCCGACTGGAGGCCGAGCTGCGCAGCCTCGACCGTCGCATGGCCGGCCTGGAGCTGCACCCCACCGCGCACGGCCCCCTCCTGCGGGAGCAGTACGAGGGGGAGCGCGCCGTACTCGTCGAGCGCATCGACGGCGACAAGAAGGCCCTGGAGCAGGCCAAGGCCGACGGCCTCTTCGGCCAGTACAGCAAGGGCAACGTCCACAAGGACGACCGCGTGATGATCCGCGGCGAGTGGCGCCAGGTCGTCCGCGCGAACGCCAAGACCGTGTCCGTGGCCACCGGCTACAGCTGGGCCGACAAGTACGGATACGAGGAGATCCGGGGCCTGGCCTGCGGCCACACCAGCGACACCGACAAGAGCTGACCGACCCAGTCCCTGGGGGCGTCGACCCGGTCGGCGCCCCCACCCCTCACCCCGTCAGGAGCGCCGTCCGGACGCTGTCCGGCCACCGTGTCCGTACCCGTCCCGACCAGCGCGGACAACGTCCGGACACGTTGTCCGGACCCGTGTCCGGACAGCCTTCCGGACACGCCCCGGACAGGTTGTCCGGACACTGCCCGGACAACCCCGGACAACCTGTCCGGCCCTCTCATCTCGCCCGCTCGTTGGCCTCCCAACGGCCCGCCACCCACCCCGGAGACGCTCATGTACCGCTGGACCCCGCCCGAGCCCCGACAGCTCCCCGACTGGCGCGCGAGCATGATCGAGTACCTCGACACCCTGATGGCGAAGCGCGTCATGCGCGAGGCCATCCACGCCGGCCACAGCACCCTCCTCCCGATGGTCCCGGGTCTGGACGCGTCTGTCGGCGCGATCGGCGCGGAGCTGCTCCACCGCAGCGAGGCCGCCCGCCTGCAACAGGCACGACTCTTCTACGCCACCCCCGACATGACGGCCCTCGCCCTCTCCGCGGCGAAGACCCCGCCCACCGAGCCCGTGAGCGTCACCAGGCCGCCCGCCCCGTCCGGCCTGATCGTCTTCGGCGAGCCGATCGGCGGATACGAGTCCAGCGCGAGCAGTGTCCTGGCCGGCACCCGCGCCCACGACCCCGCCGCGACCGCCATGGTGACGACCCCGATCGTCGCCGCCTCCTGGTCCCCCTGGCACCCAGGCGCCATCTCCATCGACGGCGGCCGCCGCGTCCGCTGGCTGTACAAGAGCGGCGGTCGCAGCGGCTTCATCCCCGACACCTTCACCGGCCTCTGGGTCACCTTCTACAGCCCCCGCGGTTCCTTCTCCGCCCTCGCCCCCGGCACGATCGTCGGACGGCAGGCCGACGGCTCCGCCATGACAGCCGGACAGATCGAGACCCGCCGCCGGATCAGCGGCCCCGTCCTCGCCTGGGACAACGAGATGTTGATGAAGGACGGCGGCAAGTTCGACGAGCCGCAGCCCGACACCAACGCCGCCTGGGCCATCGTCCTCTACACCGCCTGGCAGCTGATGGCGCAGAAGGGCGGCGAGTGGACCGAGACAGAGACCCTGCCTCGCTCCAAGACCGGGGTGAAGCGCGACGCCCGGACCGGCATCACGACCTCGTCCGACGTCGAGATCGTCCACGTCCACACCAACAAGCGCCCCAGCCGGCGCGCCGCCGCTGAGGACGCGACGCACAGCACCGGCCGCCGGCAGCCGTACTACTCCTGCCGCTTCCCCGTCGACCCCTACCGCCGGAACACCTGCCTCAACACCCACGCCCACGCCGACGGCGGATGCACCCACGAAGACCGGATCGTCCCCGGCCACATCAAGGGTCCCGAGGACGCCCCCCTCCGCACCCGCGCCCGCGTCAGTCTCTGGGACAGCCAGCCCGCCGCCGAGTAAGACCCTCCGCGACCGCCCGGCCCTCGCACGGTCCACCAGCCGCGCGGGGGCCGAGTCGTGTCCCGTCTATCCTGCTCCGTCGTATTCGTCCGTCACAGGAGCAGCCACCCATGCCCGAGGCCACCTACCTGCGCACCGACACCGTGCCGCTCGCCGACCTCACGCCGTTCCCCGGCAACGCCAAGCGCGGCAACGTGCCCGTCATCCTGGAAAGCCTGTGCGCCAACGGTCAGTACCGCAGCGTCATCGTCCGTGAGCACGACGGCCAGCTCACCATCCTCGCCGGCAACCACACCACCCAGGCCATCGCTGCCCACGGCCCCGGCGACTGCGGCCTGACGATCAAGCGCGGCGGCGAAGAGGAACCGTGCGCCCTGTGCGGGAACAGCGAGTGGGCGCCGGTCGTCCGCTGCGAGATTGTCACCTGCGACGACGACACGGCCCGCCGGCTGAACCTGGTGGACAACAAATCCTCGGATGACGGCTCCTACGACCAGGAAGCGCTCGCGGCCCTCCTCGGCAACCTCGGCGACGATTACACCGGCACCGGCTACGGCGACACCGACCTCGAAGACCTGCTCGCCGCGATCGATGAGGCCGCCCAGGACGACGCCGAACCCGAGGACGACAGCCCCCCACCGGCAGCCCCGACGGGCAGCGGCCTGAGCGGCGGCGAGGGTGGCGGCGAGGGTGACGGAAGCGGCGAGGACGGGAACGGGCACATCACCCTCACGTACGCCCCGGCCGCCCGCGACGAGGCGGCCCGCCTGATTGCAGCGGTGACAGAGCGCGCCTTCCCCGGCGCCGACCCGTCGACTGTCGTCCTGTCCGCCCTGAGAGCCTTCGCCGCCGCCCTGGAGTACCGCGGCCGACCGGACGAGCGCGTACCCCTCGCCGTCCTCATGGACGCCGCAGCAGGGCGTGCAGTGTGAGCGCCGTCGACATCGCCGCCCCGCAGGCCCGTCCGCGCCGTCCGCGCCGCCCCGAGAGACTCCTCGGCCAGAACTCCGAGATGCGCAGCGACGGCGTATGGAACTGGACGCTACCGGCCCTCGCGAGCCGCCTCCCCGACGGCCGGACGATCAAGACGTGTCCTGCTGCCGGCGTCTGCGCCCTCGCCTGTTACGCCCGAAATGGGACGTACAACTTCCCCTCCGTCGTCGAGCGGCATCAGGCCAACCTGATGTACGTCGAGGACGACCTCCCCGGCTGGACCCGGCACATGGCCTCTGAACTCGCCAATGAACGCCACCGCGGCGGCTGGGTCCGCATCCATGACGCCGGCGACTTCTACAGCCCCCGCTACCTCGCCGCCTGGCTGCGCATCATGGCCTTCCGGCCCTGGGTGAACTTCTACTGCTACACCAAGGAAGTCGCCCTCTTCAAAGCCGCTGTCGAACCGGCGCCGCCCCGAAACTTCCACTGGATCTACAGCTACGGCGGCACCGAGGACGGCCTCCTCGACGAGACCCGTGACCGTGTCGCGGACGTCTACCTGAGCGAGGCCGACATCATCGCCGCGGGCTGGCACAGCCAGGACGCCAGCGACCTCCTCGCAGTCCTCGGCCCGACCCCCGTCGGGATCCCCTCGAACAACATCCCGCAGTTCCGCAAGCGCATGGCCGGCCGGACCTTCCGGCAGTGGCAGGCCGACGAGGACGCCCGCCGCGCCACGAGGCGAGCAGCCCGGAAGGCGGCCTCTACGTGATCCGTCCCATGTGGCTGAGCCTGCTCCTCCACCGTCGCGGCTGGATCGCCTCGCCCTCGCTCGCGTTCCTCGGCGTCCCCTTCGGCCCCGACGAGCGGGACCTGGCCGGCGAGGTCGCGAGGAGCATCGCGGCCGCCACGGCGAACGATCCCCGTCCGGTCTGCGGCTCCGACGAGGTCTGTCCCCTCAGCTAGCTCACCCATACGGCCGCAATGCCCCGGTATGGGCTTATCCTGCCTGGCTGCCCAAGCCCCGACCAGGAGCGAAGCCATGACACAGGCGACCTATCTGCGCACAGCGGACGTCCCGATCGACGACCTCACCCCGTACCCCGGCAACGCGAAGAAGGGCGACACCCGGGCGATCCTCGACAGCCTGCGCCGCAACGCGCAGTACCGCGCCGTCGTCGCCCGGGAGCTACCCGACGGCAGCCTGATCGTCCTCGCCGGCAACAACACCCTCGCCGCGATGCGCGAGCACGGCCCCGGCGACTGCGGCACCACGTTCACCCGCCGCCGCCGCAAGCTGCCCTGCGGCGTGTGTAGCAACAGGGCCGGATACATCCCGTTCCTGCGCGCTGAGGTCGTCTCGTGCGACGACGACACGGCCAGACGGGCCAACCTGGCCGACAACAAGACGGCCGAGCTGGGGACCTGGGACACCGAGGCCCTCGCCGAGCTGCTCGCCGGCCTGGACGACGACCTCGACGGCACCGCGTACAGCGGCGAGGACTACGACGAGCTGCTGAAGGTCACCGGCGCGCTCGCCGAGTCGACGACGGCGTTCCTCTCTGACCTGACCGGCCCGGCCCCGGCGCCCACGGCGCCCGCCCTGCATCCGTTCTCGGACACCGCGCCGCCCGTCCCCGGGCAACAGGTCGCATCGCCCACCGCGGCGTCCGCCGACCTCGAGGAACCCGCGGCTGCGGGAGAGGACCGACCGGCACCGCCGCCCATGTCGCCCGGCGTCCACACCGGCCCCGAGGCGTACAGCGGCCCGGGTGCCCGCTCGTCCGCCGGTGTCGGCATCGAGCTTCCACCGCCAGTCACGACCGTCCCTCTGCAATGGGTGTTCACCGTGCCGCAGCGGGACACCGTGCGCGCCGCGATCAAGCAGGCGCAGGCCGCCGGCGGATACGACACCGCGGCGGAAGCCCTGACCGCGATCTGCGCCGCCTACCTGCCCGTGAGCGTGGACGCGTGAGTGGCCTCGACCGCCTTACCGCACACCGCTGGCCGGCCGACCCCGGCCCAGGCTCGCACCACGCCGTGAGTGGCGCCATCGCCTCCCGCGTCTGGACCGGCGGCCGGTACACGCAAGCCGTCGAGACCGGCATGTCCGAGCTGACCGGCGCCCGCTTCACCGTGGCATTCCAGTCCTGTACCGCCGCGATCCACGCCGCGCTCCTCGCGCACGGCGTCCGCCGGGGGACCCCGCTGCACACCCCCGCCTTCGGCTTCGCCGGCACCCTCACCGGCGCCTCGCACATCGGTGCCGCGCTGGACTATCACGACGTCGAGCCGGACACCGGCAACAGCATCAGCGGGCTCCCCACATCCGGACACCTCGTCCTCACCCCCGACCTGCACGGCGTCCCGCACAACCTGCCCCGCGAGGACGTCATCACAGACGCGTGCCAGTCTCTCGGCACCCTCGTCGACGGCGAGCACGTCGGCGCCCGCGGTACACACTGCTGGTCCTTCTCGGCGACCAAGCTGATCAGCGCCCCCGACGGGGGAGCGGTCACCACCGATGACGAGGCACTCGCCGACGAACTACGCCAGCTACGGGACTACGGGGCCCAGAGGGACGCTGCACGGGCGAACGCCCTCGTCACGCTCCCCGGCCACAACTGGCGGCCCTCGGAACTGTCCATGGCCCTCGTGGCCGAGCAGCTCCACACCTTCCCCCGCCTCGCCGAACAGGCGAGGGAGACCACCGGCCGCGTGCACCAGACCCTCGCCGACTGCGGCCTCTGGCACCAGCAGATCCCCGACGGCGCCGCCCCGGCCTTCCACAAGCTCCGCACCGGCCTGCGCGACCGACCCGCCGGCCCCCTCCGCCTCGCCCTCGCGAACGCAGGGATCCCCACCCACGACTGGGGACAGCACCCGCTCCCCGCGCACCCGATGTTCGCGGCCGACAGCGGGTCGAGCAGCTTCCGGCCCATCCACGCCCAGCGCCTGGCCGCCGAGACCTTCTGCCTGGGCACAGAGACCTGTCCGCCCTGGACCTGGACCAGCTACGAGACGTCGCTGGTCTGCCACACCATCGAGTTGATCATGGAGCGACTGTGACCGAGACCGTACGTATCGGAATCATCGGCGTCGGCAACTGCGCCCGCGCCCTCATCGAAGGCGTCGCCTACTACAAGGCCCGCCCCGAGGACACCATGGGCCTGTGCCACCCGAGCATCGGCGGATACCTCGCCGCGGACGTCGAGCCCGTCGCCGCCTGGGACATCGACGCCGACAAGGTCGGCCGGAACCTCTGGGACGCCCGCAAGGCCGGCCAGAACCTCGACGTCGGTATCCCACAGGATGAGCTCAAGCCGTACGCACAGGACGTCACCGTGTCCCGCGGCCCGGCCCTCGACGGCGCCGGCAGCAAGTACCGCGAGCGCATCACCCTCGCCGACCAGACCGGATGGAGCTGGGCCGCAGAGACCGAGCGGATCCACCGGGAGATCCGCGAGGCCGGCGTGCAGGTCCTCGTGAACTACCTGCCCGTCGGCTCGCAGTCGGCCACGGAATGGTGGGCAGACGTCGCCCTCGACACCGGATGCGCCTTCGTCAACAACATCCCGGTCTTCATCGCCCGCAACGAGGAGTGGCGCGCCCGCTTCCGCGCGGCCCGCCTGCCCCTGATCGGCGACGACATCAAGAGCCAGCTCGGCGCCACCTACGTCCACCGCGTCCTCGCCCGCGCCTTCTCCGACCGCGGCATCCGCCTTGACCGCACGTACCAGCTCAACGTCGGCGGCAACATGGACTTCTACAACATGCTCGAGGCCGACCGCCTCGCCACGAAGCGCGAGTCGAAGAGCGGCGCCGTCACCGACGCGTACGACGGGATCCTCAACCCGGACAGCGTCCACATCGGCCCGTCTGACTACGTGCAGTTCCTCGGCGACACGAAGAAGGCCTTCATCCGCTGCGAGGGCCGCGGCTTCGCCGGCGCCCCGATCGAGATCGAGATGCAGCTCACCGTCCCGGACTCACCGAACAGCGCCGGCATCGTCATCGACGCCGTACGCATCGCGAAGACCGCCCTCGACCGCGGCACCCCGGACGTCGACCAGTGGGCATCCGCCTGGCTGTTCAAGGCCCCGCCGCGCGTCGTCGCCCGCGACTCCGACACCGAGGCCCGCCGCCACCTCGACGACTGGCTGAGCGAGGGCTGATGCGCCAGGTCCTGAAGTCCAAGACGGCGTACAGCAACGACGACGTCCAGCACGTCCACGACCACATCACCGAGTACGTCAGCGAGGACGAGGCGGACCGCGCTGTCAACGAGGCGGCCGCCGAGACCCGCACAGTCCTCGACGGCCGCCCCGACGACGCCGTATACGGCTGGTCCGGCGGGAAGGACAGCATCGCGCTCCAGGTCGTCATGGAACGCGCCGGCGTCCGCCGCTCCCTCCTCGGCACGATCCCGCACCTGGAGTTCACCGCCTACCTCCTGTGGTGCGAGGAGCACCAGCCCGACGGCCTCACCCACATCCAGAACCAGGCGATCACCCCGGCCTGGCTCGCTGAGCCCCGCAACGACCGCTATCTCTTCCCGACGAACAGCACCGACGGCTACCGCTGGACCATGCTCGGCACCCGCCGCGCCCAGCACCTCTACCAGGCAGAGCACCACCCCCGGATGCAGATCTACGGCCGCCGCACGATGGACGGCAACAGCATCCCAGCGACCCCCTACGGCATCCAGAGCAGCCGCCTCCTGACCACGTACTCCCCGATCCGGCACTGGTCGCACGAACTAGTCCTGGCCGTCATCCACTACAACCGGCGCCCGCTCCCACCCGTCTACGGCTGGCCGAACGGCTGGAAGACCGGCACCGGGTCATGGCCCGGCCGCCGGGTCGGCGACCGCGACAGCTCCTTCGCGGAGACGTACGCGATCGAGCCGGCCCGGATCGTCGACGCCGCGGAGCATCTGCCCGCGGCCGCCGACTGGCTGAGCCGGCACGGGGGTGCCGTGTGAGCGACGGGCGGGACGGATGGCTGCCAGAGGGCACGTCCATGGACAAGGAGCACGTCCGCGGCTACGTGGCCAAGTTCAGCAGGCCCCGCCTCGCCGCCGCGGCGGACGTGTACACCCTCGCCTGTGAGCGGACGGCGTACGTCATGGACACCCACGACCGGGTGTTCGTCGCCTTCTCCGGTGGCAAGGACAGCACCGCCGTCCTGAACATCGCGCTCGACGTCGCCAACCGCGAGCCGCGCTTTCACCGGCACCTGCCGCTGCGCGTCGTCTTCTTCGACGAGGAGGCGATCCCCGCCGAGACCGAGGCGTACGTCCGGCGCGTCTTCTCCCGGCCCGACGTCGCCGGGGAGTGGCTGTGCCTGCCCGTACAGCACCGCAACGCCTGCTCGCGTCATCACCCCTACTGGTGGCCGTGGGCCCCGGAGGATGAGGCGAAGTGGTGCCGGCCACTGCCCCCCGAGGCCCGGCAGACCCTGCCCGGCTTTCCCCTCTGGCCCGCACAGGAGCGGCTGACCATCCCCAACGTCAACGGCCTCCTCGCCCCGCCCCCGCACACCGCGGCGACCCTCATGGGCATCCGCGCGCAGGAGTCCCGGATCAGGGCCCTCGCCGTCCGGCGGCGGGCCGTGGACAACTACATCGTGAGGTACTCGTTCGGCCGGGACCGTCAGGCCGCCGCCGTCGACCACGGCAACGTCTGGAAGGCATACCCGGTCTACGACTGGCGGACAGAGGACGTCTGGGCGGCCGCGCGCGTCCACGGCTGGGACTACAACCAGGCGTACGACCTCATGGCCATGGCCGGCGTCACCCCGGCCATGCAGCGCTGCAGCCCCGCCTTCGGCGAGGAGCCGCTACAGAAGATCCACGTGTACGCCCAGTGCTTCCCCGACGTCTGGGCCCGCATGTCCGAGCGCGTCCCCGGGGTCGGCGCCGCCGCCCGCTACGCCTCCACCGAGCTGTACGGCTTCGGAGCGCAGAAGCCGGCCAAGCCCCCGGGGACCCCATGGCCGGACTTCGTCCGCCACTACCTCACCAAGCACGGCCCGAAGGAGCGGACCGTCATCGCCCGCCGTATCCACGAGGCCCTCACCCGCCACTACCGCATGACCACTCACCCGGTCCTCCCGCGGACACCGCACCCGATCACCGGCCTGAACTGGAAGTACCTCCTCGTCCTGGCCATGCGGGGCGACTTCAAGAACCGCCGCCAGGAGGTCAAGCAGCTCATGGACGGCGACGCCGCCTCGTACTGGCGCCGCTACGTCGCTGAGTTCGTCGAGCTGCTCGCCGACGAGGTGACCGCCGGCGAGCTGGGCCACCCCCGGCCGCTTCCCGCCGACCCGTACACACTCCTGCCCGACGACTTCAAGCACCTGGACCGGCGATGACCCTGCCCCCGCCCCTGCCCGACGGCTGGCTGCCGGAAGGCGCCTACGTCGACGTCTGGCAGACCGAGTACATCCCGAAGCAGAATCGGCCCCGCGTCGCCGCCGGACAGGACGTGTACGCCCTCGCCTGCGAGCGGACCGCGTACGTCCTCGACAACCACGACCGGGCCTTCGTCGCGTTCTCCGGGGGCAAGGACAGCACGGCCGTCCTGAACGTCACCCTCGACGTCCTAGCCCGGGAGAAGCACCTTCACCGGCACCTGCCGCTGCGGGTCGTCTTCTTCGACGAGGAGGCGATCCCGTACGAGACGGAGGAATACGTCCGCCGGGTCGGCGAGCGCGACGACGTCGCCCTTGAATGGATGTGCCTCCCCGTACAGCACCGCAACGCCTGCTCCCGCCGCTCCCCCTACTGGTGGCCATGGGCCCCTGAGGACGAGGCGAAGTGGTGCCGGCCGCTGCCCCCCGAGGCCCAGCAGACCCTGCCCGGCTTCCCGATCTGGCCCGCCGCGGAACGCCTCAGCATCCCCAACGCGAACGGCCTCTTCGCCCCGCCCCCGCACACCACCGTGACCCTGATGGGCATCCGCGCACAGGAGTCCCTGATCCGGGCGCACGCCGTCCGCCTGCGCAGCATCGACAACTACATCGTCAAGTACAAGATCAAGAGCAAGGACCGGCAGGCCGCCGCGCTCGACCACGGCAACCTGTGGAAGGCGTACCCGATCTACGACTGGCGGACAGAGGACGTCTGGGCCGCCGCACGCCTCCACGGCTGGGACTACAACCGGGCGTACGACCTGATGGAGATGGCCGGCGTCGGGGCGTCCGGGCAGCGCTGCAGCCCGGCCTTCGGCGAGGAACCGCTACAGAAGATCCACACCTACGCCCAGTGCTTCCCCGACGTCTGGGCCCGCATGGCAGAGCGGGTCCCCGGGATCGGCGCCGCCTACCGGTACGCCCGCACCGAGCTGTACGGCTACGGCAGCAAGCCCCCGAAGCCCGCCGGCGTGACCTGGCCCGACTTCATCCGCCACTACATCCTCAAGCACGGCGACAAGCAGGCCAAGGTCGCCGCCCGTATCGCGCAGGTCATCACCCGCCACTACACGAAGACCACCCTCCCGATCCTCCCCCAGACCCCGAACCCGGTGACCGGCCTCAACTGGACGTTCCTCCTCACCCTCGCCATGCGCGGTGATTTCAAGGAGCGCCGGCAGGAGTCCGCGCACCTCATGCACAACCCGCGCGGCCAGCTCTGGGCCCGCTACGCCGACGAGCTGGCCACGATCATCGCGGCCGGCACCGGCGGCGAGCTGAATCACCCCCGCCCCCTCCCCACGGACCCGTACGCCCTGATCCCCGACGAGCACAAGGAGCCGACCCCGTGACCGACGATCTCCCCACCCCGATGCGAGCAGGGGCCGGCGTCGACGCACAGCCGGTGTCCGCCGTCCGCTGGCTGACCCGCGACGTCGTCACCGCGAACCAATGGAATCCCAATACCCAGGCGCCCCCGGAGTTCCGCCTGTTGAAGGTCAGCATCCTGGAGAACGGGTGGACGCAGCCGATCGTCGTCCGCGACCAGGACGACGGCACGTACGAGGTCGTCGACGGATACCACCGCTGGAAGATCGGCTCGGACCCGCAGGTCGCCGCCCTCACCGACGGCCTGGTCCCCGTCGTCGTCCTCCCCCCGACCGACCCCGCAACGGCCCGTATGGCGACCGTCCGCCACAACCGGGCCCGCGGCACGCACCACGTCCTCGGCATGGCCGACATCGTCGCCGACCTGCTGAAGCTCGGCGTCAGCCCGGAGGAGATCGCCCGCCGGCTGGAGATGGACCCCGAGGAGGTCGACCGCCTCGCCGACCGCGGCAACATGCTCACCCGCTTCGCCCCGGACACCTTCAACCAGGGCTGGACCGTCGGCTGACCGCCCCACCCCCCGCCCTGCACGTCATGTAAGGAGCCCCACCCATGCCGACCACGATGAAGCGCACCCCGGACGACGAGAACGAGGTCCACGACATCATCGGCTTCCGCGACCCCGGACAGTGCACCGTCACCCCCGTCGCACGCTTCGAACCCGCCGTCGCCCTCACTATCACCGACACCCTCCGCGGCCTAGTACAGGCAGCCCACCGCGCCCCCGGAGCGACCACACCCGACCGCGACGGCATCACCCGCGCCCAGACCTTCGAAGAGGGCGACGTCTACATGCTCGCCGCCCCCTACAGCGGCTTCGAAGCAGACCGCTACCTGATGGACTTCTACGACGTCACCGACCGCGGCATCTGCTCACGCATGCACCTGCACACCGGCCTCCGCTTCGTCCGCATGATGACCGGACCCGGCACGTACATCAGAGTCAGCAGCCTCACCCCCCTGCGGATCACCCACGTCGCCGGCGTCACCAGCTACATCCCCGAGACCTTCACCGACGCCCACCCCGACGTCCCCGACGGCCACCACCGCGACCGCTACAACCTCGTCATCCCAGAGAACAGCTGGGCCGACATGCAGGTCCCCCGCGGCGTCTCCCACCAGTTCAACGCCCACGGCCCCCACGCCGTCATCGACTCCGTCCACCCCGAGGAGTCCATCGAGACGTTCCGCGAGCAGATGACCGGCTACCGCATGACCGCACAGACCATCTTCCTCGCCGACGAACGACCCCCCGCACACACCTGTCAGCTCACCTAGGACACCCTCCGGGGGGTGCGTCCACCCCTGTCCGTCCCTCGCCCAACCGCGACGAGACGCGCCCCCTCACCCCACCCCCACCGGTAAAACCCCTGGCCACACACGTATCGCCCGCTAGTTGAAACCGAAACGTGGACACGTGCAGTCCCACCAGACCCCCTGAGGAGACCCATGGGAGCCTCCGACCGACAGCGACTCTCAGCAGCGGCACGCCGTAAGCAGGCCCTACAGCTCCAGCTCGCCGGCGTCGACCTCCGCACGATCGCCGAACAGGTCGGCTACGCAGACGCGAGCGCAGCGAAGAAGGCCATCGACCGCGCCGTCACCGAGAGCATCGCCCGCGAGAAGGCCGACCTCGACGCCATCCGCCAGGTAGAGGTCATGCGCTACGACCGGCTACAGGCCACGTTCTGGACCAAGGCCGTCAAGGACAAGGACGTCAAGGCGGCGAACGTCGTCCTGAAGTGCATGCAGGGCCGCGAGCGACTCCAGGGGACAGCGGCCCCGACCCGGGTCAACATCGACGCCCAGCGCCTGGGCGACCAGATCATTGCGCTGCTCGACCAGGGGGAGGCAGGAGATGACGCCGGCGGATGAGCTGGAGCGCGCTGCCATCGAGGAGCAGGTTCGACAGCTCGTCCTCGCCGGCGACGTCCGCGCGCTCCGGGGGCTGCGGGACAGGGTCGCGGCGAAGCAGGGCCGACGGGCCACGCGACGGGTCGTCAAGTACATGTACGACCCGGTCGGCTGGGCGCGGGACGTCATCGACTGGGGCCCCGGCGAGGGCCTGACCGCCTATCAGAACGACGCGATCGGCGCGGTGCCGGTGCACAAGCGCGTGGCTGTACGGGGCCCTCACGGCCTCGGCAAGACCGGTATGGCCTCGATCACCGTCCTGTGGTTCGCGTCGACGCGGGAGGCCGCCGGGATCGACTGGAAGGTCATCACGACCGCGTCCGCCTGGCGCGCCCTCCAGGTCTACCTATGGCCGGAGATTCATAAATGGTCGCGGCGTATCAAGTGGGAGCTGATGGGGCGGGCCCCGTACAGCGAACTGCGTGAGCTGCTGGCGCTGAACCTCAAGCTCATCCATGGCGCGGCAACCCCGGTCGCCTCGACCAAGGCAGAGCTGATCGAGGGCGCCCACGCCGACAGCCTGTTCTACCTGATCGACGAGGCGAAGATCGTCCCCGAGGCGACCTGGGACGCGATCGAAGGCGCCTTCTCCGGTGGCCGGCACGAGGGACTCCCGGAAGCGTTCGCTCTCGCGATCAGCACCCCCGGGCCACCGGTCGGCCGCTTCTACGACATCCACACCCGCAAGCCCGGCCTGGAGGACTGGCACGTCCGGCACGTCACTCTCGCGGAAGCGGTCGCGGCCGGCCGGATCAGCGAGACCTGGGCAGAGCAGCGCGCGCGCCAGTGGGGCCGCGACAGCGCGATGTTCCACAACCGCGTACTTGGTGAGTTCTACGCGAGCGACGAGGACAGCGTCATCCCGCTCGCCTGGGTCGAGGCCGCTATCGAGCGCTGGCACGAGTGGAACGACGCCGGGCGGCCCGAGCTGCCCGGCCGGCACTACACCGGCGTCGACGTCGCCAGGGCCGGCACCGACGACACGGTCTTCGCGCACCGGGTCGGCCTCGCCGTGACCCGGCTGGAGATCCACAGCCGTGAGGACACGATGCAGACCACCGCCCGGGTCCAGGCAGCGACCGGCGCCGGTGAGGACGAGGAGACGGTGAAGGCCGTGCCGGTCGTCGACAGCATGGGCGTGGGCGGCGGCGTCGTCGACCGGCTGCGCGAGCTGCACGTGCCCGTCCTCGCCTACACGGGCGCCGCCAAGACGGGCGCCAGGGACCGCAGCGGCGAGTGGAGCTTCACGAACACCCGGGGGGCGGCGTACTGGCACGTCCGGGAACTGCTCGACCCGGCCTTCGGCGCGGAACTCATACTGCCCCCTGATGACCTCCTGATCGCCGACCTCACGACCCCGACATGGGACGTGACCACCGGCGTCCCGCCGAAGATCAAGGTCGAGAACAAGGACGACGTTGTCGCCCGCCTCGGCCGCAGCCCCGACCGCGGGGACGCGGTGGTCATGTCCCTGTGGGCGGAGCAGCTCGCCGCGTCCGCCGTACAGGCCCCTATCGACCGCGTGCCAAACAGTAAGGCGGCGAGCAGGTACGGGCGCAGCGTCGGCAGCCCGAACGGCACCGGCGGGACGGCGGGCGGCGGCCGCGGACCGGCCCGGTGACCGGCTACCCTCGCCGCCCCGACCGCCAGGAGGAACAGCGTGAGACGTACGGTCCACGGCATCGCCGCGAGGCTCCACACGCCCATGCAGGGCCGACCGATCCAGTTCGGTGCGCCCGGCCCGTCCCCCTACCCGGAAGGCGCCCTGATCGTCTACCAGGGCGCCCGGGTCGGCCAGGTCCTCGCCGTGTGGGTAGAGGCGGACCTGCTCCACTGGATCGGCTACCTCGACCCGCCGCCGCCCCTGGAGTGGGTCGAGGACCCGGAACCATCGATCGCGGTACCCGTGCCTGAGCCGACCGTGCCGGACATGATCGACGGGGCCCGGCTCGTCGGCGTCCCTGCACTCACCCAGGCGAGGACGGAACGGGGCGAGGGCGGCGTCACCGTCCTGGCCGGCTGGACGGTGGCCCGCATGCAGCTGCTGCGCCCTGTTGACGCCCCGTGGCACGGCCTGACCCTCACTCTGCGCTGACCGGCCCCCCCTTGTCGTGCCAGCGCTTTGGGTGTACCTCGTGATGCCGGGCGCACGCCACCAGGACGGCGCGGCGATAGCCCCTGAGCGCCTTCAGGAACTCCGGCTGCGGGCCCTTGATATCCAGCGCCTCCCAGATGGCTTCCTCCGCAGCGAGCACGTCGTCATCGCCGCCGACGTCCAGAGTGTCCAGTTCGTCGGCGAGGGAATCGTTCTCCATGCGGCGAGGGTAGCGGCGTCCCTCACCGGCCGCTGAGCTTGTCGACCTCGTCGGGGTCGAGCTCAGCCAGCGGGATGAAGGCCACGTCGTGCACGCAGAAGCACGGGGCGGGCCCGTAGATCAGGAGCGCCAGGCCCTCGCCCTCGACGAACAGCTCGACGACGTTCAGCGCGGGCTCGGCGTCCGTGTCGGGGGCGTATGAGGGGTCGGCCATACAGGCGACGGTAGAAGCAGCCACGCCGGGCGGCACAGGGGCGTACAGGAGCCCGGGGGGCTTGATCAGGGGCGCATGCCATCAGGCCACTTGGTGGGCCCTTCCTCCGGCCAGTACGCGCGATGACCGCACCCGGTCCACACGACCGTCTCGCCGTGGGGGTTCAGTTCGGTGCGTGAGGGGCGCCCACAGCCACTGACCAAGCACGGCAGGCCATGAGGGTCGCGACAGTAGGCGTCCCAGTCCGCGCTCGTCATCTCGGGATAGAGCTCTTGCATGGTCCCCTCCGCGTCTCACGCCGGGCACCTCAGCATGACCGGGCCGGGCTGTCGCGTCGACCTGCCAAGGACAACCGCCGTTCCGGAGTTGAACCGGTGCTGGCCAGCACGGGTGAGAAGCCCCTCACCTGCCGGCGGCGTCCCCGCCATAGGTCCGTTGGGCGCCGGCGGCGTGCGGGGCGTAACTCCCGTGCCGTCCGGACCGCTGCTGTCGGCATTACCGCCGGCGCCCTCCCGGAAGGCCCGCCGCTCGCTCAGGACGACGGACCCGCACCGCGTCGTGGCCCACGTCACGGTGAGCGGCGAAAGGTAGCAGACCCGCCCAGACCGGCGCACGCCCGGGAAGTCCTGCGGCCGCCCACCGATCAGAGATCAAAAAACTTCGGCAGAAGATCAGTTTCAGGAGAGAATGTCCGGCCTTGCCCTATGATGCGCCGTCGTATCCGCAAGATCTTCGCAAGGGGCGCCCATGATTGGCCTTCCGGAGCTCGCCCTCCTCGCCCTCGCCGGGTACCGGGGAACGCAACTCGCCGTGTACGACACCGTGCTCGACCGACCCCGGAACCTGATCATCGACTGGCACCTACGCCGCGCCGACCAGAACCGAGGCACGGCCCTCTCCAGCGCACTCGTCACCCTGATCAGCTGCATCTACTGCATGGGCTGGTGGGTCTCGGGGGCCTTCCTCGCCGCGTACCTCCTCGCCGCCCACCAGTGGCACGGCGTCCCCCTCATCAGCCACGGCATCGAGTGGTTCGCCGTCGCCGGCGGACAGGCCCTGCTCAGCCTCTGGGACAACAGCCGCAAGAAGGACGACGCGTGAGCGCCCGCCCGCGCGCCACCCTCACGGCCGCCGCCTCCCGCTACGTCGACCGCAAGACCCGGGGCAAGGCCCCCACCTTCGACCAGGGCTGGCAGGCCGTCGCCTGGCGCATGTACAAGAGCGTCCCCGAGGTGCGCTTCGCCGCCAACTACACCGGCAACGCCATGAGCGGAGCCACCCTGTACGCCGGGCGCCGCGCGGACGACGGCACGATCGAGCCCGCCCCGCTCAACCACCGCGCCGCCGAGATCGTCTCCCAGATCGCGGGCGGCCCCGACGGACAGAGCAAGCTCCTCGGCGCCTTCGGCCGGCACCTCTCCGTACCCGGAGAGGGCTGGATCGTCGTCCGCCCCAACAGCGAGGTACTCAGCCCCGACGCCCCCGAGGACGGCCACGACTGGCGCGTCCTCAGCACCCGCGAGGTACGGCAGCAGTCGGGCAAGCTCCAGGCCGAGATCGACGGCGAGGACATCGAGATCCCGGCCGGGGACGCCGACGGCATGGACCCGGACAGCCCAGTCGCCATCCGGGTATGGGAGCCCGACCCCGAGCGCGCCATCGAGGCCGACAGCCCCGTACGCTCCGCCCTCGACCTGCTCGAAGAACTCCAGCTGCTCAACGCCGCGGTGAAGGCCATCGCCCGCTCACGGCTGATCGGGCGCGGCGTCCTGCTGATCCCGAAGGGAACAAGGTTCCCCACCAGTAACAACGCGACGTCAGACGCCGAAGACGACGTGATCGAGATCTTCATGCAGGTCGCCGAGACCGCGATCCGGGATCCCGAGTCCGCGGCCGCGACCGTGCCCATCGTCCTGGAAGTGCCGGCCGACAGCATCCCGGACTTCAAGCACCTGACCTTCGAGAGCAACTTCGACGAGCTAGCCCTCAAGCTCCGCGAGGAGGCCGTACGCCGCTTCGCCATCGGCCTCGACATCCCCGCCGAGATCCTCCTCGGGCTAGGTGACAGCAATCATTGGTCTGCATGGGCACTAACGTCTGAAGCCATCAGGATGGGCATCGAGCCGAAGCTCGCCACGGTGTCCTACGCCCTGACACAACAGTGGCTGCGCCCCCTGCTGCAGGCGGAGCGCGTAAAGGACTGGCACCGGTGGCTCGTCTGGTACGACACCGCCCCCCTCCGCGTCCGCACGAATAGGGCCGAGACCGCGCTCAAGGCACACGAGGCCGGCGTCATCAGCGACGCCGCGCTGCGCCGCGAGACGGGCTTCGAGGAGAGCGACGCGCCGACCCCGGAAGAGGAAGCCGCCCGCGACACCGAGGACCCGGCCCCCGAGGAAGACGACGACGCAGGCGAGGGCGAGCCGGTGAACCAGGTGACCGAACCGGCGGACGAGGAGACGGCGGACGGGCCGGTCGCCATCGCAGCGGCCGCGGGCCCCGCCGACGGCCTACTCGCGGCCGCGGACGTCCTGATCTGGTCCGCCCTCACCAACGCCGGCCGCCGGATGAAGAGCTCACGCCTGTGCCCCCGCAGCGAGCGCGGCAAGGTCCAGGAAGTCGACCTCGCCGCCGTGCACACACAGGTCGCGGTCGACCGCGAGGGCGTCGAGGACTTCCGCCTCCTCGATGGCGCGTGGTCACGCGTACCGGAGATCGCGGGCCGCTACGGCTGTGACCCGGAGTGTCTGACCGCCTCACTCGACCTGTACACCCGCGAGCTCATCGCCGCCGGGGTGGTGCACGAGTACGAGCGGGTGCTCGTCGTCGTCGGCTCGTGCAGTGCCAGCGACATGACGGTGGTCGCGTGAACGGCCGCGTACAGCTGCTCACCCCCACCATTACGGGCGTACCGCGCACGAAGTGGTGCCCGACGTGCAAGGCCCTGACCGCGGTCGCCGTCGACGTCCTCGCGCTCTTCCCGGCCGGCCCCAGCCTCGTGGCCACGGCCGAGTTCTGCGAGATCCACGACGACCCCGACGACCCGGAGGCGACCCGTGGCTGAGCCCGTACACCGCCTCGACCTGTGCACCGACTGTGACGGCCTGCGCATCACAGAGGGGACCCGCTTCGTGGTCAGCGACGTCACGGTGAGCGGCCCGGCGGGGCCGCTCACCATGGGCTGCCCGGCCGTGATCACGCTCATGCCGCTGGACCTGCCGCCCTGTCCCAACGGCAGCGAGGAGGCCGGCCGTGGCTGACACCGAGACCGAGGGCCCGCCCTTGATCCACACGGCCCCGTCCGGCCACTCGCGCGCCGGACACCGCCGACACGGCTGGTGCTCCCGCTGTCCCGGCCGCGAAGTCTGGGAAGAGCTCCTCGCCTGGCGCGCCCGCGATAACAACAGCGTCGACGACAGCAGCGGCATCCCGGACCGGGCCCTACCGCCGAGTAAGGAAGTCGAGCATGGCTGACACGCTGCCGGTCCTCGCCGAGCTTCTGCGCGAGATGCCGCCCTGCTTCTGCCAGCCCGGCCCGGCGGAGACCATCGCCGTCCCCGCCGACGGCACCTACCTGGTCCAGCACGGCCGTGCCGTGCCCGCCCCCGACCCCGTACCGGACCTGCCGATCACCGATCTGATCACCCAGACCATCCGCGACATGTACGAATACGCCGCCCGCGTCCTCGCCAACGCCCCGCCTGGCATCGAGCTGGAGATCAGGCTCAGCTCCGACGGAGCGCACGAGGCCCGGCTCCTCGGGACGTACGTGTTCACCCGCACACAGGAGGCCGGAGATGGCTGACGTACACGAGGTCGTCGACGAGCAGGAAGAGGCCGTCGCGGTCACCGTGGCGGAGGTCCTCGACGAGGTCGCCGACGAGTTCGCCGCCGCCCTCGCCGGGGCGACCGAACTCGTCGCCGCCCGCTTCTCCGTCTCCCGTATCGCCGAGATGTTCACCAGCCGGATGCCCCGCATCGTGCGCCGGCTCCTCGGCGTGAGCGAGCAGGCGGCGAACACCGCGGCGGACGACACCGGCGGCGAGCTGCCCGACGAGTGGGAGGACCTGCCCGGCCGGTACGACGACGGCACCCTCCCCCCGGCCATGTCCGAGTACGTCGACGTGACCGAGCACCTGCTGCGCGCCGTCGGTGACCGTCTCGCGGAAGCGGCCCGTGACGAGCTCGCTGCCGGCGTCGACGCCGGGGACGACATGGAGGCCCTGCGCGCCCGCCTGCGGGACCGCTTCGCCCGCGAGGGGTCACAGCTCGGCGAGGGCCGCGAGGAACGCGTGGCGCGCACCGAGAGCGGCCGCGCCTGGAACACCGCCACGCTCGGCGCGGCGCAGGAGATGACCGGCCCGTCCCGGCCGCTGGTCAAGCAGTGGCTGACCCGCCGGGACGACCGTGTACGCCACGACCACGCCGACGTGAACGGGCAGCTGCGCCTACTCGACGAGCCGTTCACTGTGGGCGGGGTCGAGATGAGCGCCCCTCACGACCCGACAGCGCCGGCCAAGCAGGTCGTGAACTGCCGCTGCCTGCTCGCCGTCGCACAGGACACCCGCCGCGCGGCCGTCGTCTCGGCGACAGCGGCCCGCCTGAACGTCGACGAGGAGACCGCCGCCCGCCTCGCCGCCTGGGAACACCCCGACTACCAGCCACCGGCGCCCGCTGAATCTCAGGAGGCCCTCGCGGCGGCATCTTCAGATCCAAGGCCGCAGTGGCTGAGAGACATGGACGCTGAGCTTCAGCGCAGGCTCGCGGCCGCAGGGGTCACAGACCCGGGCAGCTACCGGCTCGCCTGGGACGACAGCCCCCTGCCCGTCCTCGCCGACGACGTCACCGCCGCGGCGGTCGAGCACACCGGCGCGATGATCGCGCTCATCCCGACCGAGGAGGACGCGGAGCGCCTGGCCCTGGACGACGGCGAGCTCGCCGACGAGCTGCACCTGACCCTCTGGTTCCTGGGCGAGGGCGCCGACTGGGGCGAGGAGCAGCGGCGCGAGCTCGTCGCGAACGTCACCGCGACGGCCGCGGACCTGCCGACCCTCACCGCGTACGCCTTCGGCGTCAACCACTGGAACCCCGGCTCCGACAGCCCCTCATGGGTCTGGGCTGTCGGTGACGACCGGGACGCCCCCGACGGCGCCCCGTCGCTGCACGACGTGCAGAACCTCGCCACCCGAGCCCTGGAGGACGGCCACAACAACCCTGAGCTGCCCGTACAGCACTCGCCATGGGTGCCGCACATCTGCGGCGCGTACGACGCCGACCCGTGGCCCCTGGACCCGATGACCGACCGCGTCGGCCCCGTGACGTTCGACCGCATCCGCATCGCCTTCGCGGGCGAGCGCACAGACATCCAACTCGGCACCGGCAACGAGGAGCAGAGCATGCCCGACAACACAGCAGCAGCGGCCGCGACCGAGGTCGAGGCTGAGGCGCCACCGGAAACACGCAGCTGGTCGAACCCGGACGATACGGCCCTGGCGTTCGAGGACATGGAGACCGGTGACGGCCGGCTCTTCACCGCGGGGGCCATCTCCTGGGACACGGGCCCCTGGCCGCTCCAGTACGCGGACGAAATGCTGATGGGACATCAGGGCGCAGAGCTCGCCGGTGCGATCGACAAGGCCGCCCGCGAGGGACAGCGGATCACCGGCAGCGGCGTCCTGTACCTGACCCGCCCGGCCGGCCTGGACGCGGTCACGCTCCTGGAGCAGGAAGCGCCCCTCGGCGTGAGCGTCGACCTAGACGACGTCGACGTGGAATTCGTCGACCGCACGCTGGACCCGGAAGAGGACGGCTGGATGTTCGCCAGCGCGACCCTGCCGGCGGCGTCGGTGTTGCGCATGGCGGACGGCTCGCTGATGATCTCGGCGCAGACCGCACCGGCCTGGACCGCGAGCGGCGGCACCTTCACCCGCGGCCGCTACGACGTACAGCTCATGACCGGCCCGTCCGGCACCGTCACGGCGGACGCGATCCGTACGGCCCTCGCCGGGCGCGGTGTCCTGACCGCGGCCGCCGGGGACAGCGACGACCCAGAGGCCGGGATCGTCGTCCACTCCGAGAACGCCGGCGACTTCCTGATGCGCATCACCAGGGCCCGGCTGCGCGGCGCGACCCTCGTCGCCATGCCGGCCTACGCCGGGGCCAGGATCGTCCTGGACCCGCTCGACGAGACGGCGGCCGCCATCCCCGGGCCGGTCGTCGCGGCCGCCGGGACCACGCTGGACAAGATCGTCACGTACGTACGGACGTCCCCGGCCGCTGTCGGCCCGCGCCAGGTCGCCAAGACCCTCGGCATCAGCATGACGACCGCCCGCACGTACCTGAACCAGGCGGTAGAGGCGGGCCGCCTGGTGCGCCTCGCCCCCGGGATGTACGCCGGGCCCTGCACGTCCCCTGAAGGGCCGCCCAGCACCGACGGGGGCGACCGGGTCACCGCCGCCCTCGACGAGCTGTCAGCGTCCGCCTGGCGCGCGATGCAGGACACCGACCCGATGCCGGCGGAGTGGTTCCGCGAGCCGACAGCGGAGGAGCTCCCGCCCGGGTCCGGCGGCGTGCACTACAAGAACGGCCGCGTCTACGGCTGGGTCGCACAGGCCGGTGTCCCGCACGCGGGCTTCCCCGGCAAGAAGCTGACGATCGAGTCGCTCGGCAAGATCGACCTCAGCCACTTCCTCCGGGCCAAGTTCGCGACGGACGACGGCGGCACGGTTCGGGCCGGGTCCTTCACGATGAACGTCCCGCACAACCGGGACGGCGCCGAGTGCCAGAACGAGGTCTGCCAGTTCGACGACTCCCGCACCGTCGCCGGGATCGTCACGGTCGGCATGAACAAGGGCGGCATGTGGTTCAGCGGCGCGGCCGCGCCGTGGCTCAGCGAGTGGGACCGGAACGTCTTCAGGGCGTGCCAGCCCAGCTACCACATGAAGCAGGGCCGTAAGGGCTGGGAGCTGCGCGCCGTCCTCACCGTCCCGGTCCCCGGGCACTCCTCGCCCCTCGTCGCCGCGGCGGTCACCGAGCGCTCGAACCTCGCCCTGGCCGCTTCGTCGGCCGGCATCCTCGCCCCCACCGCGGACAGCCCGGACAACGTGTCCGGACACGGTCCGGACAGTCCGGACAACCTGTCCGGCGGACACGCTGTCCAGGCCGCTGACCAGCCCGGACAAAGTCCGGACACGCTGTCCGGACAGCTCCCGGACATCGACGTCGACGCCCTCGCGGCCGCCCTCGTGACAGGGCCGTTCGTCGACGCCCTCGCGAGCGCCATGGAGGACCGCGAGGCGCAGCGGCGGGCCGAGATCGAAGCCATGAAGGCGTCGGTCGGGCTGGTCCCCGAAGAGATCACCGCGAGCGCCGCGGTGACCGAGACGAAGGAGGCAAGCTGATGCCATGCGCGTGCCAGGGAGGTAAGGGCGCAGCAGCCCGGGACACCTTCGACGTCATCGCCAAGAGCGGCAAGGTCGTGTACAGCTCCCCGAGCAAGCCGACCGCTGAGGCCGTCGGCCGCCGCTACCCGGAGAGCAAGGTCGTGCTGCGCCCCAAGGCCGCCACAGCGAAGAAGGCGGCCACGTCGGCCAAGACCAGCGGCTGACCAGGTGCAGGTCCCAGCGCCCCGGCGCTACCGCATGGCATGCTGTGCGGTAGCGCCGCCGGTTTTGCGGCGTTATGCGCCGCTGGTTTTGGGCCGGGCTACCTCAGTGAAGATCGCTGGAGCAGCCCCCCATGGCCGAGTACGAAATCCCCGAGGACATCACCAGCCTCGACGACGAGCAGCTTGCTGAGGCCCTCGACGGCGCCCGCAACGCCTTCGCCGCCCTGTCCGCCGAACCGACCGTCACCGACACGTCCATGAGCCGCCTGCGCGCCCTGTCGACCTGTGTCGAGGACATCCGCACAGAGCAGGGCTCGCGCGTCACCGCCGCCCAGGCCGCCGCCTCCGAGATCGAGCAGCTCGCCGCGCGCGTCCGCGGCGACGACCCGAACGCCCCCGTCGACGAGGCCCCGGCGGCGACGGAGACGGCCGCGATCGAGCCGACCACTGTCACCCCGGCCGCTGAGGTCCCCGCCGCCCCGGCCGCGGTCGTCGCGTCCGGCAGCCGCCCGGCCCTGAACCTGGCCGGCGTCCGGGCGAACCAGCCGCGCGTCCTGCCCGACCCGCCGGCCCCGACCACGCACATCACCGCGGCGGTCGACGTCCCTGGCTACACCCCAGGCTCCCCGCTGGAGTTCGGCCAGATCACCGCCGGGATCATCAGCCGCGCCAATGCGTTGAAGACCGCAGGCGGCGGCGTGGGCCAGGTCATCTCGTACCGGCACCCGTACCAGGACGGCCTGATCGTCACGGACTCGTCCAGCGCCCCCGAGGGCACAGAGGTCGCGATCCGTGCAGCCGACCAGCGGCGTCTCCCGAACCGGGACCTGATCGCGTCCGGCGGCTGGTGTGCCCCGTCCGAAACGATCTACGAGCTCACCGACACGGCGTGCCCCGACATGCTGTGGGACCTGCCGGAAGTCCAGCTCGCGCGCGGCGGCCTGCGCTACTACAAGCCGCTGTCCCTCGACGTCGGCGCCCTCACGTGGATCCACACCGAGGCGGACGACATCGCAGGCGCCACCAAGCCCTGCTTCGTCATCCCCTGCCCCGACCCGGTCGAGGTCCGCTGTGACGCGGTCGGTGTCTGCCTCCAGGCCGGCATCCTGACTCAGCGACACTTCCCCGAGCTCGTCGCCTGGTACCTCCGCAACGCCATGGTCGCGCATGAGATCAGGCTGCGCACCGTCCTGTTCCAGGCCGCTGTCGCCTCCGCGACGCCGGTCACCATCGGCGCGACCTTCGGCGCCCTGTCCCCGGTCTTCGCGGCCGTCGCGCTCCAGGCCGCCGACATGATCGAGCGTCACAGCCTCTGCGAGAGCACGGCCCTCGAGGTCGTCTTCCCCTGGTGGTCGAGGAACCTGTTCCTCGCCGACCTCGCGCGCAGGAACGGCGTCGGGATCGAAGAGGTCTCGACCGCCGACGTTCAGGCCGTCTTCACGCCGCTGGGCGTCCGCATCCAGTGGGCGCGCAACCTCGCCCCGGCCGTCCCGACCGACATCGGCGGCCCGCTCCCGGCCCTCGACTGGCCGGCGACCGTGAGCTTCCTCATCTACCCGGCCGGAACGCTCCAGGCCGGACGAGGCGAGGAGGTCAACCTCGGGGTCGTGCACGACAGCACGAAGTTCGTGACCAACGACTACACCGCACTTTTCAGCGAGGAGTGCATCGCCCTCATCGACCGCAGCGTCGACACGAGGTACGTCACCGTCCCGGTCTGCCCCAGTGGCGAGACCGGCGCACAGACATTGATGACCTGCCCAGCAGCCTGACCCAGCCCCTCACACGCGCGGCGGGCCCGTGTACCTGACACCGGGCCCGCCGTGTCCCACCCGAGGAGGGGTGAAGCGACATGCCTACCGCTGGAAACCGCCGGCGCGTGCCGGCCATTGCGGGGACGCCCCTGCCTCACGGCATCCTGGGCGGCTGTACCGAGATCATCGACGTCACCGACCCGCACGAGCTGCTCGGCACGGACTGGCAAGACGGCTCGTGTGCCGACGCTCACCCCTGGACCTGGTGCGAGGAGGACCCCCCGGCAGGCCCCAAGGAGTTCGCCCGGCCGACCACCTGCACCGCCGCCCCCGTCACGATCTACGCGGGCACCCAGTGCAACCCGGTCGGCCGTTCGTATCAGGAAGCCGTCGACACCTCGCTTGAGGCCCTGCGCATGGGCGAGCAGCGCGCCCTCGAACAGTGGCTGATGTCCGAAGTCCTCTGCCCCCTCGCCACGGCGAATGACCTGACCCCGGCGGCCGGGGCCCTGAACATCGCGCAGGGCGTCGCCGTCCTCGAAGGCTGGCTCGGCGAGAACTACGGCGGTCAGGGCGTGCTACACGTCCCCGCCGGCGCGGCCGCGCTCCTCGGCTGCTGCAACCTCGTCCACCTCGACGGGGTCAGCGCCCGGACCCTCCTCGGGAACTGCGTGATCATGGGGAGCGGCTACGGCATCAACGTCGGCCCCCCGGACTGCCTCCCCGCGGAGGCCGGCGAGGCGTGGCTGTACGTCACCGGCCCGATCCGCGTCCGCCGCGAGGGCGTCTTCAACATCCCCGAGACGGACGCCCAGTCCGTTCGGATCACGACGAATGACCGGCTCGTCCTCGCAGAGCGCACGTTCGTCGTAGAGATCGCCTGCTGTATGGCGGCCGCTGTACGGATTGAGGTCTGCCCGTGACGCCGCCCGAGATCATCAGGGTCGAGCCGGCCCTCGACCGCCGGGAGTGCTTCGCCCGCTGGGCCGTCGCCCAGACGCCGAAGGTGCGCACCGCCGATCACAATGCGTTCGCTGTCCCCGCCGCGCTGTTCCCTGAGGCCCCCGAGGGCATCCTGATCGGCGCGTTCGTCGACGGCCGCCCCTACGTGCCCGTCCAGGACGACGAGCAGCCCGATGGAGGCGACGGCGACGGCCTCACGTGGGTGGAGCCCGGTCAACCCCTCCCGCCCGTCCCAGAGTCCGCGTACGGCCCCGACGCCGTATCCCTGGGCTTCGCCCCCCTCGACGACGCCCCCCCGAGCGACGACGACGAGGCGAGGGACGGAAGGGACCCAGGTCCCGAAGAGCCGGCAAACCCGGACGACAGCGACCGAAGCGACTCAAGCGGCGAGGACCGGGCGCCGGCCGACGGCTACCCCTGTGACGTCTGCGACCGGACCTTCACCACCGCCCGCGGCCGTCGTACGCACCGCCGGCAGACCCACAACCGCAGGAGCTGACCATGCCGATCGAGCCACAGCCCTGCGGGGCCGGTGCCGGTGAAGGCGGGGCGGACGTCGAACAGGTCCTCCTGTGCGACCTCGACGCAGAGGGCAACCTCCTGGGCACTGCCCTGGCGGTGTACGAGTACGACAGCGACGGGAACCCCACCGGGCCGCCGACGTTCGTCGACCCGGCGACCGGTGACCCGTACGTGCCGCAGGGCACGCTCCAGCCGTGCCCCGACGCGGCCTGTCTGCCGCCGATGCAGTTCTGCCAGACGTCGACGAGCACGGGCCCGGTCGAGCACCCAGGCCGGCAGTACGACCTCACCCTGCCGATCAACCCGGGCTTCGCGGTCCAGTCGCTCCAGGTCGACGCGGTCAGCAACCCGGCCGGGATCACCTGGGAAGTGGACGACCCGGACGGCGAGGCCTTCCGGCAGAACCTGACCACCTTCATCGAGGGGCGGGTTCCTGCGGCGGCCACGGTCACCATCACGAACCCCAACGCCGGTATCCCCCAGGTGTGCGGCGCGGCCCAGCCGATGACGGTGCACATCGAGTGCCTCCGGCTGGACCAGACCCCCCCGAACCTGATCGAGCTCGTCTACAACGGCGGCCAGGACCTCATCCAGAACCCCGCCTACAACGAGTCCCCTGCGCTCAACCCGCCGGTGTCTCAGGGGAACTACGGCTTCCGCCTGCTGTCGCGGCAGGACGATCCGGGACCGTTCCCCGGCAACCAGCCTGCGAACGACGCGCTGTGCACGAGCGTCGCGAACCAGGGCTGGGAAACGAACGATGTCGGCCGGACGTTCGAAATCTGGGGCAGCGACATCGTCAACGGCGAGAACGTCACGCCGACGCCACGTGGCACGCCCGTGCAGGAAATGACGTCGGATGGTGCGCCGCCCGGTGGCCGGTCCACCATCTGGCAGACTTTCACCGTGCCCGCGTCGGGCAACTTCATCATCCGCGTCGTGCACGGCGCCCGTGACCCCGGCGAGCAGCACCGGATCACGCTGGACAACGGCGACACGGACGACGCCCAAAACGGCGACCTGATCGACGACAACAGCAACCCGCCGTCGGTCACGGCCTCGGGCGGCCCCAACCCGTGGACCCAGTTCTCCCAGACGATCCCGCTGAACGGCGGCAGCACCTACACCCTCGCACTGTCCACAAACAACCCTGCCGGCGGCGCCCGCGGCGGCCTGTTCACCGACATGCGCGCCTACGTCGACCGCCCGGACCAGCGCGCGACCGCGGCCACCGACGACGACACCTGTGTGGTCACCACCGACGAGACGACCACCAACACGATCTGCTCGTACTGGCAGCCCCAGTGTGCGGGCGGCGCGGTCGTCGGCTGGCAGAAGGTCGACACCGGCGAGACGATGACCAACGCCGAGTTCTGGGCGCAGGTCCCGACCCCGGCGTGCTGCCTTCCCGACAGCGGCGGCGGGGGCGGCTCCAGTTCTGGCCAGTCCAACATGCTGACGTCGGACATCGTGTGTGCGACGGTCGGCGGCATCGCACAGAACGCGATCAGGGTCCTCGTGACCGACCCGTCGGGCGGCACTCTGCAGGAGCAGTTCCTAGGCCCCAGCGGCGCCCCCATCGCCCCGGAGTCCTGGACGGCCGGCCCATGCACCGGAAGCCGGTTCATGGCCGACCAAGTCCTGTGCGACGACAACGGGCCGTTCCTGAGGAAGTACGTCCAGTCCCTCGACCCGACCAACCAGGCGCAGGTGAACTCCTTCCGGGATTTCACCCTCGCCGGGGTCGCGTACACCACGGTCGGCACGGTCGGTAGCTGTAGCCCCGAGGACTGCCGGAACGCCTCGACCGTGCTGGTCTGTGACGTACCCACAGACGGAACTCTCGACGTCGAGCCGGACATCACGGACGGCACGGTCAACGACGTCGCGCAGACCCAGTTCACGACCCTCCCCGGCGCGTACACCACCCTGTGGAACGGCGGGTCGCTCGCGTTCCCGGCGACCGCCGGGCCCGCCCAGCAGTACTACATGGCGGTCGGTGAGGTCACCGCTTCCCCGGCCGGCTGTGACGACGCGTCAGGCACCCTCACCGTGTCCGTGCGGGTCACCCAGAACGGCCCCGGTACGGGCCAGGCGTGGGACGGTGCACTGAGGCTGTTCAAGGGCACGACGCTCACCGCGTTCCAGGACGTGATCACCTACGCCCCGCCGGGCTACGTCAAGACCCTCACCGCGAGCATGCCGGTCACGGCCGCCGAGCTCGCGAGTGGGGACGTGCGTCTCGGCCTGGTCCTGGAGACGTTCCACGGCACCGCCAAGGGCTGGACCGCCGACCAGTTCTCGGCGACGGTCGAACTGGCGGGATGCGAGAGCACCGCCTCTGTACAGTTCCTCCGGACCCTGGTCACGGACTGCGAGACCGGCGAGATCGTCTCCACCACGGACACGACTCTCGACGGCGATCCGTACACCGTCACCGGGACCGTGGAGCAGTGCCAGCCGGCCGCCGACAGCGAGTGCTGCCCCAACAGCCAGAGCGTCATCCTGTGCGACGCCGGCATCGACGGCACGGTCACCCAGTTCCTGAGGCAGCTCACCTACACGCCCGGCTCGGTCACGCCCACGGCTGCGGACTTCACCCTGGACGGCACGACGCCGTACGACGTCACGGGCACGGTGCAGGTCTGTGAGCCGGACACCGCCGACCGCGAGGGCATCTGTTACACCCTCACGTCGACCGGGACGACCGTCCACGCGGGTTGGGCGCGGCATCAGGACACGATCCCGAACACGCCGCAGACCCCGAACGGGATCGCGTTCTTCGACTCGCTCGGCAACTTCCTCGACCCCACCGCGGACGGGTTCACAGTCGTGCCCTGCGGCGTGACTAGCGCTGACGCCGAGGTCCTGACTCTCTGCGACGACGGCCCTGCCGTGCCGGTGCCGTTCCTGCGCCGCCTCACCTTCGACGAGACCGGCGCTGTGACCGGCGTCGTCGACACGGGCCTCGACGGCACCACCCCGTACGTCGTCACCGGCGATGCAGTGGTGTGCGGTGGCGTCGAGGCGGCCGGCCGCGACGAGGAAATCCTCGTCCTGTGCGACGCCACGCCGACGCGGTTCCTGCGCCGGTACAACTACGACTCGACGACGGGCGCGCTCGTCTCGATCGTGAACACCACGCTGGACGGGTCGACGCCGTTCGCCCCGGTCGGCGCCGTCGGGGTCTGTGCCCAGACGGTCCAGGCCGACACGGACTTCGTGGAAGAGGTGCTGTGCGACCAGAACGGCACCGCGTTCATCCGGCTGTTCCGGTTCAACTCGGTCACGGGCGTCCTGGTCTCCACGACGAACACGACCCTCGCGGGCGCCGCGTTCGCCCCCGTCGGCACGGTAGGCATCTGCTCCGACTGCTGCCCCGTGCCGGTGGGCGAAGGCTGCACTAATACGGGGTCGGGCCGGTACACCGCGATTCGTGCTGCCAACGGGACGATCAGCCTTATCGACTCGGTGTCCGGAGCCGCGATCACGGCCGCGAACATCGTGGCGTGCCCGAGCGACGACACAGTGGCGACGCTCACCGCGCAGGGCCGTCTGATCGCGGATGCAGACACGCCGTGGACTCCGGGCGGGGACGTGGTGGGGACGCTCACGAGCGTGACCATGACGGTCCTCTCCGGCACCTGCACCCTGACCGACCAATCCGGCACCGTGCTCACAGGCCTTCCCGCCGGGTACACCGCGACCTGGTCGGTAGCCGACGAGAACACGCTCACCGGCCCGACGTCCATCGACGCCATCGGCGGACAGACCGCCGTGGTCTGGACACAGCGCTAGTCATCGGGGCAGGGGCGGGCACCGCATCAGTGCCCGCCCATCTCCCAGGAAGCAGGCCCGCGTGACGTACCCGTGCAACTGTTGCCCCGTCGGTGACCCGCAGTGCGCCCTCGTGGCCGTCCCCTTCACCGGGGTCACGGAGACGGCAGCACAGGCCGGCTGGAACCAGGTGAACCTGCCGGGCACTGCTGACGGGGTCACCGCGACAGCGACTCTTTCCGGCTACAACACGACGATCGGGAACACCCCGAGCACCACGCTGCGGGTCACCTACACCCATAGCTCTCCACAGGGCCGGGTACGGGGCCTGAGGTTGTGGAACCAGGGCGGCAGCGACCTGAACGACGCGGACGGTCTTGGGACGTTCACGGCGGAGTTCTACGCGGGTGCCACGCTGCTCGCCTCTCTGATCTGCGGCGGCGCGAACGGCGGTGTGGCGCAGACGTTCACGCTGCCTCCGGGTGTCGAGCTGTCGGGCGTCGACAGCGTGGTCCTGAGGAACCTGTCGAAGCTGATCGGCGGTTCGATCGCGCCCCTGTGGCGCGAACTCCAGCTGCTCGAATTCCAGACCGTGTTCCCCTGCCGCCGCAACGGGGTCATGGAGTGGTACGACGTCAACGGCAACCAGGTGCTGAATGCGGACGTGGTCAACTGCGCCACGGGCGCCGGCCAGTTCGTCACCATCCCCGACCTGCGCATGACTGGATTCTTCTTCGGCGACGGGCCCGACCCGGCGGGAGAGAACCTGTGCAGCGTGGTGCCCGCCCCCAGCGCGACCACGAACCTCACGCTGTCGGGGGTGTGCTACGACCCGAACGGGGTGGGCAACCCCACGATGGACTGGGTCCTGCCGACCAGCGTTGAGCTGGAGTACGGCAACCCGCCGAACACATCCGGAGGAGTGAACATCTCCTTCGCCTCGCCCACTCTCGGGTCCATCACGTGGCCGACCAACGGCACGAGCATGGCGCCGGGCGAGCAGCGGACATCCAACGTCTTCGGCGGAGGCCGGCGTGCGGTCCTCACGTACATCAGCGGGCCGCCCTCCTCCGCGGCATCCCAGACCATCCGCATGCTCGGGGGCGCCACCCTCGGCGTCCACCTGGGCACCACCGACAACACGACCCCGCCGATTCGTTTCCGGCTCGACTTCATCGCCGCTTAGGAGCCACGCATGTCCACGTCCGGATCGTTCACGCCGTCCGGTGTCCCGGAGTGTCCGTACGAGCCGCGCATGACCCGTGCCGCTGCCCTGGCCCTACGCGCGGCCGGGGGGCTGCGGGAGAACTGCGTCGTCGTCTTGCAAACCGACACTCCGACGATCGGCACGGCCGGGAACACCTCGCCCACGGAGATCGAGCTGAACCCGGTCAGCCCGACCGAGTTCGGCACGACGGCCCGCGTGCACACGACCTTCGCGGCCTCCGCGTGGGCTGGGACGTACGACATCGACCTGGGCGCGGCCGGGACGATCACTGCGCTGACTGACGACTGGGGCAACACGGCGAAGGACATCGACGCCGATGCGACCACGGTGCATACGCAATTCCCGTGGCACCTCGGCTCGACGACGATGCGGGACAATTTCGTCGAGGACTCGACGCTGATCGGCTGGGACATCCAGGTCGGCGCGGTGACGAACAACCGGGTGATCGGCTCGACGGTCAACCTCACTGGCAAGACCGGCGGAACGGTGGGCGACTCGCAGTTCACCAACACCACGATGGTCAGCGGCGCCGCATTCCTCGGCGTGAACATGACGACCGTCAAGGGGGGCAATCTCCAGCTCGGCTCTGGTGCCGCGCTGGGCACGGTCGCGCTGACTCGCGCCGACCTGAACAGCGTGACCGTGACCCGTGACGCCACTGCCACGGGCGGGTTGTCGATCAGCGGCTCACAGGTCACGGACACGACGATCACGCAGGGGGCCGGCGCGACCGGCGCCATCACCGTCACCGACTCCGAGGTGACCGGCACGTCGACCTTGAACATCGACGCCGGTTCGGCCAAGGGCATCGGCATCGGCAGCTCGGACGTTCAGGCATATGCGATCCGGACCCAGGACTCTGGCGCGGCCACGGCGTCCCTGTCTCGCGGCACGTTCTTCGGCAAGCCGAACGCAGGTGATTCGCTGCTCGTCCGCGGTGTGGGCGGTGCAGGCGTGAGCATCACCAACTCGACCGTTGACGGCTTCTCCTCGGTGGGCGCCGGGCAAGGCAGCATCGAAGTCAACGGCGCAGCGTCCAGTGCCCTGATCCAGGACGCCGACATCCACAACTCCCGGATCACGGTTGGCCCTGGTGCGGGTGCCTTCCAGTCCACGGGCGCGGAGTACTCGTCAGCCGTCATCAACGCGGCGTCCTCTGCCGGGGGACGGCTCACGATCAACCAGACGGCCGTGAGGAGGGGCACGGTCAATCATGCCGCCGCCGCAACAGACAGCCTCGACGTGACCGGCGGGCGGGTCGAGGGCGGTGGCCTGATCGAGCTGCTGTCGGGGGACCGCGGCCTGAACGTCACGAACACCGACGTCATCAACGGAATCATCCGCCAGACCACTGCGAACGCCGCATCAGGGGCCAACAGCAACCAGGTAACTGACTGCCGAGTCATCGACCTAGGCCGGATCATCCTCTCCGAGACGACTCCTGCCGGCCAGGCCAACAGCTCCGTGAACCGGTCCACGGTCAAGGGCTCTTCCCTGGGCGGCGGCGTGGACGGCGTGCTGACCATCACCGGTGTCAGTGCCTTCGTCCTGGTGGACTCCGTGGACGTCAGGGGTGTAGCCACCCTCACCGATGTGCCCTCAGGGGCCCTGTCGGCAGGCACGTCGTTCCATGACCTGCGCGTCGGCCCGGCGAGCACGCTCACGTACACCGGCGGCGACGCCACGGCCAAGCAGATCCGGAACATCGACGTCGAGGGCCTGTCGACGCTGACCCTGACCGGCCTTACCGGAGGCGCTGGTGTCGGCCTGGCCGACGTGTTCGGCGTGAATCTCCGGGGCCAGTCCGCGATGACCGTGACCGGCGCGCGGGTGCCCAACCAGCCGGTCCGGGACGTGACCGTGGAGCAGGGCGGAACTCTCAACGTGGCCGCGAGCGGCTCCGTGCAGCGCTTCCGTGTCGCGGGCGGCGCCACCCTCAATACCGGTGCCTTCACTCACTTCGACAGTGAGATGAGCATCGCTGCCACCAAGACCCTGACGGCCGCCAACTCGAACAGGTTGGCGAATAAGGCGTTCGACGACATGATCTGAGGCCCCCGTGGCACTGCACGACACAGACGCGTACCTAGTGGAAGCGGCCTCCGCAGCCGAGTCCCTTCCTGATCCGACCCTGTGGAACGGGCGCACGCACCTCCTGGTGAACACAGGCACAGCGACGGTGGTGTGGTCCTCGATCGGGGCGACACCGTTCCAGCAGGGCGGCGTGAACGTGGCCACGGTCAGCATCACCCGAGGCCAGGCCCTACAGATCCAGTCGGACGGGACCAGGTGGGTCACCAAGTCCTCCGGGATGCGGGCGTTCCACGCCGCCTCTGGGGTCAGCGACGGCGCGGGGAACGTCGTCTTCCCGATCCCGGCCGGTCTGTTCGCCGTCGCGCCCGTGGTGACGCACGCGGTCGAGACCGCCATCACCGATGTGACCGAGTGCCGGGTATCGGCCCGCTCCGCGACGTCGGTCACGTTCAACGTGAGGCGCTCGCCGGCCGTGGTCATCCTGGGCATCTCGGTACTCCAGGTCCCCATCCCGGCAGCGGGCGTGACCGTCCACATGGTCGCCACTCCAGCGGGATCCACCCCGTGATGATCCTCGCCGTCGAGGCCGGCGAGGGAGCCTGATGCCCTACAGCGACACCGAGGGCAAAGACGCCGCCCTCGCCTGGTACGAGGAGATCCGGCCCCGCTCGGTCATCGACATCGGCGCGGGCTCGGGGACCTACGCACGAGCCGTGCGAGCCAGCAGTACGTGGAAGGGCCGCTGGACCGCTGTCGAGGCGTGGGAGCCCTACGTCACCCGGTTCGGGCTCAAGGGCCTGTACAACGGTGTGGTGGTCGCCGACGCCCGCCGGCTGACCGCGCCGTTCTACGAGGCCGACCTCGTCATCGCCGGCGATGTCCTGGAGCACATGCCGCGCGCCGACGCCGTCCGCCTCCTCGACAAGATCCGCGCCCACGCGGCCAACTTGATCGTTTCGGTCCCCGTCCTCCACCTCGACCAGGACGCGGTGTACGGCAACCCCTATGAGACGCACGTCGATCACTGGACCGCCGACCAGATGCGCACCGAACTCAGCCGGTCTGGGGTGATCCGCGGCGAGCTGGTCGGCGACGTCCTCGCCTGCTTCTGGTGGTCCCGGTGAGGATCCTCGCGCTCCTGCCCGCCTACGAGGACCCCGAGCACCTGGTCGCGATGGCGGCCGCCGGGCACGAGGTCCACGCCGTTACGACGACGAGGCAGGCCGCCGCTCCGTACGTCCGGGGCGACGTGAGCGTGTGGCCGCTGGGCTTCTGGTGGCAGGCCCTCCAGGGGGCCCGCCCTGACGTCCTGGTCACGTACGCCGGGGATCTGAGGGGGCAGCGGGTCGCCCGCGAGATCAGGGGCGTGCCGCGGCTGCTCCTCGGTCAGGGCGACGCCGATACGGGGGAGTTCCTGGAGTCCTGCCTTCAGCTCATGCCGGCCAGGGATCGGGCGGCCGCGCGGACGCCGGTCCCGGTCGACCCGCTCGCGGGCGAGGCGGTCAGGGTCGTGGCCTGGGTGCACTACGGCGTGCCGTACCGGCGGGCCGGGTCTGAGGTCATGTTGCAGACCCTCATGCGGGCGCTGAGGGACGCCGGGGTCGGCGTGCTCGTCGTGTGCTCGTCGATGCCTGAGGCGCCGCCGTCGTGGGAGGTCGACGGCGTGCCGTACCTGCACCTCGGCCCGTACGCCGCTGAGCTCCTGATCGGCCGTATCCGGCCGCACGTCATGGTCACGCATCACTACTACGCGCCCCGGGCGACCGCCCTCGCCCGCAGGGTCGGGGCGCGGTCGGTGCTGCTCATGCACTCCGATCACGCCGTCACCGCGCAGGCCCTCGCCGCGAGCCCGGACCTGATCGTCTACAACACGGAATGGGTGCGGGCCTCGCTCGCCGCCCGGTACAGCGAGGTCGATGGGACGCCGGGCCTGATCGTGCATCCGCCGGTGCTGCCCGGGGAGCACCGGGCGCCGGCGGGCGGGACTGCGGTGACCCTCGTCAACCTGAACCGGGACAAGGGCGTCGAGTTGTGGCGGGACGTCGCCCGCGCGCTGTCGCATCTGCCGTTCCTCGGCGTCGCCGGCGCACACGGCCAGCAGGTCAGGGAGAGCATGCCGGCGAACGTGACGCTGATCGGACAGACGAGCCGCATGCGTGACGAGGTGTGGGCCCGTACCCGGCTGCTCGTCGCGCCCTCTGTGTACGAGTCGTACGGCATGGGGGCGGTCGAAGCGTGCGCGTCGGGGATCCCTGTCCTGGCGCACCCGACGCCGGGCCTGCGTGAGGCCCTGGGCGCCGCTGGGACGTTCATCGACCGCGGGGACACCCGGGCCTGGTGTGAGGCCGTACAGCGGCTGTACGGGGACGGGCCGGGCCGGGACGCGGCGGCGGCGGCCGCGCTCGCGCGCAGCGGATACCTCTCGGAGCGCACCGGCCGGGAGCTCACGGTGTGGGCGGACGCCGTCCGCGTGCTCGCGGCCACTCTGGTGCCGGCCTGATCCGGTGCAGGTCCACGGCCTGTCCGGCGGTCGGCTGGCTATGCTGGTCACGACGCCGCTGGTTCTGGGCCGGGCCGACACCACACTCGTGTGATGGAGGCCCTGATGGCCTGTCCCCTGATCGCCAATGCGGACACGATCCGCGTAACCCGGCTTGACTCCTGCGGCCGCCCTGTCTGCGGCGTCGACAACGGCTTCGTGTTCGACTGCTTCGCCACCCTCGCCATGAACGCCAACGTCGACGAGGGCGAAGACGTCGAGTACAAGGCAGCGAACGGAAAGGTCTGCGGCTTCAAGCGCGGATGCCCGACCTTCAAGGGCTATGACCTCGAGCTGTCGTTCTTCTCCGTCAGTCCGGAGTTCATCGAACTGACCACCGGCAACCCGGTCGTGTTCGGCTTCGACGGACAGCCGATCGGTCACGACGACTGCACCATCCAGTGCGACACGGGCTTCGCGATCGAGCTGTGGGCGGAGGTCCTGGGCGAGGACCTCTGTGAGGCGGACGGTACGGGAGGGCAGTGGATCTACTTCCTGCTGCCGTGGGTGACGAACGGTCAGCTCGGGGACCTGGAGGTCGGCAGCGAGGCGGCGAACCTTACGCTGAGCGGGGCGACCCGCACCGGCGGCGGCTGGGGCGTCGGCCCGTACAACGTGATGCCGATCGACGCGGCCGGCACCCCGGGCACGATGCTCACCCCGATCGGACAGTCCTGCCACCGGCGCACGTTCCTCACGAACATCGAGCCGCCCGAAGCGATCTGTGACTACGTGCCGGTCTCGGGCGGCGTCTGCCTGACCTCGTCCTGACTCATGGCCCTCGACCTCGTCGTGCCGGTGCGGGCGGCCGCCGCCAGCAGGCAGCTCCGATGGGCGCTGCGCTCCTGGACGGCCAACGTCCCGCACCGGCGGGTCTGGACAGTCGGCCACCGGCATCCCTGGCTGACGGACGAGGTGGGACACATCCCGACGGGACAGCAGGGCACCAGCTACGCCAACACCACTCTCGCCATGCGGGCCGCCTGTTCACACCCCGAGGTGTCCGGGCGGTTCGTGTGGGCGGACGACGACACCTATGTCATGCGGCCGCTCCCGGACGGGATGCCGGTCCTGCACCGTGGCCCGATGCGGGAGCTGATCGCGGCGCGCACCGACCGGGCCGGCCCGTACGTCGAGGAGCTGCGCGCGACGTACGCGTGGCTCACCGGGCGCGGGTATGAGGAGCCGCTTTCGTACGACCTGCACGTCCCTCTGCCGGTGGAGAAGGCCGGCATGCTCGCCGCCCTCGACGCGGCGCCGGGGCACGACGCGCACAAGCGCACCGTGTACGGGGTCCTAGCCGGGATCGGGGGCGAGCGGGCCGACGACTGCAAGATCGCTTACCGGGCGCCCCGCGGCTTCGGCCCGGAGACCCGGTTTCTGTCGACCATGCCGGACGCCTTTGAGAACGGGCACGTGGGCCAGCTCATCCGCGGCGCCTTCCCCGAGCGGTGCCGGTACGAGCGGGCGAGGTACTGATGCCGATCCAGATGGGCCCGTGTGAGCCATGGGACACAGAGCTGTGCTGCGACATCGACGATGTCGACCCCGCCCAGGTGACGCGATGGGCCACGGCCGCGTCGTTCATTCTCTGGGCCCTGTCCGGCCGGCGCTTCGGGCCGTCCTGCCCGATCACGGTGAGGCCGTGCCGCCGCAGTTGTATGGACGGCTATCCGCTGTTCGTGAACTGGGGCGGGTCCGGTCCGTGGGTCCCGTACCTGGGCGTCGACGGGCAGTGGCGGAACGCCTCGGTGTGCGGCTGCAAGCAGGATTGCTCGTGCAGCGAGCTGTGCGAAATCCGCCTCGACGGTCCGGTGTTCGACATCGTGGAGGTCAACGACGGCGGGACAGTCCTCGCGGGCGGCGGCGTCGATTACCGGGTCGACTCGGCGAACCTCCTGGTGCGTCTCGACGGCGAATGCTGGCCGGACTGTCAGGACATGGCCGCGCCGGCGGGGGCGGAGGGGACCCTCACCGTCACCTACCGCACCGGCCTTCCCCTCGACTCAGCTGCTATCGCCGCGGTGTCCGAGCTGACCTGTCACCTGCTGCGCGGCTGCTCCCCGGGCACGTGCGGCTGCAAGGCGAACAAGAACGTCACGAGGGTCGTCCGGCAGGGGTACGAGCTGACGATGGCCGATCCCACGCTGATCTACAGCGAGGGGCGGACCGGTCTGCCCCTCGCCGACCTGTGGCTCGCCTCGGTCAACCCCTACCGGATGACGTCCGCCTCCCGGGTCTACAGCCCGGACTACAAGCACCCGAGGACGACGACATGGCCCTGAGTCTGCTGGCCGTCCAGGAACTCACCGAAGGCGTCCTCGGATGCGTGTGCCAGTTCCTCGACGCCGCGGCGGTGGAGATCCCCGGGCAGCCGGGCTGTCCGTGCCGGGCTTGTGTCGTCCCGGGACAGGCAGCCTGGGACTCCTGCGAGGACCCGTGCGACGGGAGCGGCGGCACCGGCGGGCAGCTCACGGTGAACGTCGCCCGGATGTGGCAGTCCTCGCTTGAGACCTTCCCGTCGACAGAGAGCAGGGACAGCCAGGTCCGCGGCAAGCGGGGATGTGTGCTGCCCCAGCTGACGGCGGTCGAGCTGGTCATTACAGTCCTACGCTGCGTCCCGGTCCCGAGCGACGATGGGTGTCCGCCGAGCTGTGAGGACCTGGCGGCCGCAGCCCGGGTTATCAACATCGACGGGGCCAGCGTGGTGAATGCCCTGGACTGCTGCCTGCCTGGCCTCGGCACGCGCCGCCAGGGCCTGATCTACTCCGTTGGGATCCAACGCCAGGTGGGTCCTCAGGGCGGGTGCGCCGGCGTCGAGCAGCGCGTGACGGTCGGCCTGGTGAACTGTCGTTGTCCTGAGGAGGACTCGCCGTGAGGATCAGCGAACTGATCGCGGACCTGCTCCGTATCCAGGCCGAGAACGGGGACCTGGTGGTGCAGGCGTACAGCTATGGCGACATCTCGAACATGCCGGTGGCTGAGCCGACGGTTCATCAGGACAGGGTGGGCCCGTCGTACGTGCTGGTAGAGCCGTGAGGGGGCTGCCGTGGGCGTAGAGGTACGGATCGATCAGGGGGCGCTCGCGCGGCTCCTGCGGCGCCGTGGGGGCCGCGCGTACCGGAAGCTGGAGGAGCGGACGGAACGCGTCGCGGACATCGCTGAGGCCGAGGCCCCGGGCAGCATGGGGGACTTCGTGCGCTGGCGGGTTGAGGAAGGGCCGGGCGGGCTCCAGGGCGTCATCACCTGCGACCACCCTGCCGTGATCTTCGTGTTGAAGGGGACGCGCCCGCACCTGATCCGGCCGCGCCGGGCGAAGGCTCTGCGCTTCGAGGTCGACGGGACGACGGTGTTCGCCAAGCTGGTGCGCCACCCGGGCACGCGCGCCAATGACTTCATGGCCAGGGCGTTGAGGCTGGGCCGGTAGCGGCCGGCCATCGGGACCAGTGGGGACAGTCACGCCCGGGGCTGTCCCCACTGCCCGCTCAGTCAGTCGTTGCCGCCGCCCCCGCCGCAGGACGACGAGCCGCCGCTGTCGCACGACGAGGAAGAGGATGAGCTTCCCCCGCCGCTGCTGTCGCAGGACGAGCCGCCGCTGCTGGACGGCGCGCTGTAGTCGGTGCTGTAGATGGCCGGGTCGTAGAAGGTCGTCGCGGGCCGGCCTGTCGACGAGGGCGTGGACGACGAGGAGGCCGGGGCGGGGGACGACGAGGAGGGCTGCGCCGGACGGCGGCGGCGGAAGAAGGTCATGCCCTTACCCTTCCGCCGCGGGCACCCGCTTCACCCTCATTTGAGCTAGATCAGCGGTTTATCCCGGTCCGCTACCCTTCTGGCCACGCCGCTGGTTATGGGCCGGGCGCACGTGCGGGAGACAAGGGCACACCCGTGAAGAAGACCATCGCATTCAACACCGAGCCGCACGAGATCACGGTCGGTCCGTATCTGCTGCTGTTCCAGCCCGAGATGTACGGGGACGAGTTCCTGGACGCGTACGGCCGCCTCCAGGACGTACAGAAGACCCTGGGCGGGGGCGACGCCGCTGAGCTGTCCGCGACGCGGATCCGCGAGCTGTACGGCGAGATGAAGATCTTCCTGGCCCGCCTCATGACCCCGGAGTCTGCCGCCGAGTTCAGCCGGTTCGAGGTCCTCGTCGACGGCGGCACGGTCAGCGTCCACCTCACCCGCGAAGAGGCGGAAGCTGCCGTAGAAGATGCCGGCACCGGTGCGGCGGTCGTGGACAAGGGCATCGCCTTGCCTGGACGCATCCTCGTCGAGCTGATGGAAACGGCCGTCGAGCTGTACGGGGGCGGCGATAGCCGCCCTACTGGGTCGTCCAACGGCTCTGCTCCAGCATCATCGCGGGCTGGGACGGGTGGGAAGGGTCGCTCGTCCTCTCGGGCGTCGATCCGCGCCAGTGGCGCCTGAGGACGATGCTCAACGCGGCTGAGGCTGCGATGGATCAGGCTGCTGAGGACGACAAGGAACGGGCCCGTAACCACGCGCGGCTGTACGCCCCGCCGAAGGGCATGAAGCGCACCCGCGGTGCGCCGCGCCACCCAGGGGCAGCGATGAACGCCGGCCAGGCCAAGACCCTCATGGCGCAGCTCGCGGCACAAGACGCCCAGCTCGCACGGGGCGCGGGCGGCTAACCTGGCACTGCCGCTGGTTCTGGGCCGGGCAACCCTTCGCACACGCGAGGTTGCCCGGTGGCTGCTGGCGACGAAGAGGACTTCGGCTCCGCCCGGATCACGATTGATCTGGACGACGCCGACGCGGTCGCGGACGCCCGAGACCTCGGGCTGCGGATCAGACGGGCGCTGGACCGGGCGACGCGGGACGTCGGCGACGCGATCCGGCGGAACATCGAGCGGGGCTTGGCCGCCGTCACGGTATCCGTCGACGTCGCGCCGGACCTGGGCCGCTTCGACGACGCCGTACGCGCTCACAGGGCGCCGCCGCTCACCGTCGACCTGCTCCCCGACCTGGAGGCCCTGAACCGGACTGTTCGCGGGCACAAGCTGCCACAGCTCCCGGTCGACCTGGTCCCCGACCTCGACGCGCTCTCCCGGGCCGTGCGCGGGCACAAGCTGCCGGCGCTGAACGTCGACCTGACCCCGGACATCGGCACGTTCATGGCGCGGCTGCGCGCCCTCCTTGCGGGCGAGCGCGTACGGATCCGGGTCATCCCTGACCTGACCGGCTTCGACGACGCTATCCGGGCGCACCGGCCGCCGGACGTCACGGTCAACGTCAATCCGGACGTCGACAGCAGCCGGTTCTCGCGGGCCATGTCCGGGCTGGCCAGCATCGCGGGCGGGGTCGGCCGCGCGCTCAGCGGGCTCCTCGCCTTCGGGGCCGTCGGGATCGCGGCGGCGGCCGCCGCTCAGGGAGTCCTTGTGCTGGGGGCGGCCCTGGCCCCGATGGTCGGCATCCTCGCCGCCCTCCCGGCCGCGGTGGCCGTGGCTGGTGCGGCGTTCGGTGCGCTCCAGCTTGCCCTGTCCGGGGTGAAGGAGTCGTTCACCGCTGCCCTGACCGGTACCAGCGAGGAGTTCACCAAGAGTCTGGAGAAGCTCTCGCCGAAGGCTCAGGCTGCGGCGCGCGAGGTGAGGGCGCTCAAGCCTGCGTTCGACAACCTGAAGCGGTCCGTCCAGGACGCGTTCTTCGGTCAGATCGAGGGCCAGATCACGAAGACGTCGACGGCCTTGAAGGGGCCGCTGTCGGCCGGCCTCAAGGGGGTCTCGAAGCAGTGGGGCCGGGTCGCCTCGGAGTCCCTCAAGGCCCTCGCGTCACAGCGCGGCGTGTCCGCCGTGACGAGTGTCTTCGACGCTGCCGAGGCCGCCGTGGGCGGTCTCGCAGACTCGACTCGTGGGGTCACCGACGGCCTTCTCGCCATCGTCGACTCGGTCTCCGACGCCTTCGGGAAGAAGCTCGGCGGGGCCATCGGCGGTGTAGGGGAGCGGCTGGGCACCTTCCTGACGAAGGCGGCTGACTCCGGACAGGCAGTGCGCTGGGTGAGTGCCGCAGTCGCGGCGTTCAAAGATCTCGGCGGCATCGTCGTCAACGTCGGCTCCATCCTCAAGTCCGTCTTCTCGGTGGCGGACGAGGCCGGCGGAGGTCTGCTTCAGAACCTGCGGAACCTCACGGGGTCGCTGCGCGAGTTCCTCAACACCGATGCGGGCGAGAGCGCGCTGACCGGGATCTTTTCGACGGTCGGCGAGATCGCGAGTCAGCTCGGGCCGATCCTGGCCGAACTCGTCACCCAGCTGGGCAAGCTCGCGCCGGCCATCGCGCCTGTTTTCAGCGAGATCGGTCCGGCGATTCAGGAGCTGCTGTCGGCCGTCGGCCCGCTCCTGACTGAGTTCGCCCCGAGTCTTGAGATCGTCGCCGCGGCGCTGGGTGACACCTTCGCCGGCCTCGACTTCTCGGGGCTCGGCTCCGCGGTCGGGCAGGTCGTGGAGGCCCTGGCGCCGCTCCTGCCGCTGGCTGGTGAGGTCGCCAACAGTCTCGCCGAGGTGCTGGGCCCGGTCCTGGAAAATCTCGCCAGGCTGTTCGGGCCGATCATCGAGCAGGTTGCCGGCGCGCTGATTCCCGTGCTGCCGGAACTCAGCGCATCCCTGGCCCGGGTCGCGGAGGCGTTGAAGCCGGTCGTGTCCGCGCTCGGTGAGGGCCTCGGCGACGCGATCAAGGAACTCCTGCCGCCGCTGCTGGAGCAACTCCCCAAGCTGGTCGACGAGTTGCTGCCCGCGTTCGAGAAGCTCGCGGACGTCCTGACCCCGCTGATCCCGAAGCTGATCCAGCTTGCCGTGAAGGCCATCAAGCCGTTGATTCCGCTGCTGCCGAAGTTCGTCAGCTACGTGAGCAAGCTCGTCGACATCTTCACCGCGATGCTGGAGAAGGGCGTCGAGGTCGTCCAGTTCTTCCGGGAGCTGGACGAGTCGATCAAGAGCTTCGGTGACGCGGCGGAGGACGTCGGCAAGCGCATCGGCGAGTTCGTCACCTCGGTCCTCGACTACTTCCGCGACCTCTACAACGAACTCGTCGGCAACTCGATCGTCCCCGACCTCATCAACGGGATCGTCGACTGGTTCACCCAGCTCCCCGGGCGCGTGCTCGACACCCTGACCGGCTTCGTCGACAGCGTCGTCCTGTACTTCAGTGAGCTGCCCGGGAAGATCGCCGAGCAGCTCACCACCCTGGGCACCAGCCTGACCACGACCCTGGAGACCGGGTTCACGCAGGGCGTCGACGCCGTCGTGCGGTTCGTGGGCCAGGTCGTCGACTACCTGACCGGGCTGCCCGGCCGGGCCGTCGAGAGCCTGGCGACGTACGGCAGCCTTCTGTACGAGCGGCTGGTGAGTGGCGGGACGACCGCCTACAACGCGGTCGTCGAGTTCGCAGTCAAGGTCATCAACTACCTGCGGGGCCTGCCCGGCCGTGCGGGCGAGGCCCTGGCGTCGCTGGGCAGCCGCCTCGCGGACAGGGCGCGCGCTGCTGGCGCGTCCCTCCTCGCAGAGATCACGTCGTTCGTCGGCCGCGCCATCGAGTACGTACGCGGCCTGCCGGGCCGGGCCGCTTCCGCTCTGTCCGGGATCAGGTCGGCACTGGTCCGGGCGGGCGCGGACATGATCGGCGGCTTCATCAGCGGCGTGCGGTCGAGGGCCGCTGACCTCGTCTCGGCGGCGAGGAAGGTGATCAGCGGGGCCATCGACGCGGCGGACGACGTCCTAGACTTCGGCTCACCGTCGAAGGTGTTCATCAAGCTCGGCAAGGACACCGGCGCTGGCTTCGCGATCGGCCTGAGCGGCACCGCCTCACAGATCCAGGCCGCCGCCCGGCGGGTCACCGAGGGCGTCATCAAGATCGGCCGCGAGATCGGGATCGGCTTCATCACCAGCCTGACCGGGACCGCGGCACAGATCAAGTCGACGACGACGAAGCTAGCCAACGACATCGCGGCGGCCTTTAAGGGTGTGAAGACGACCGTCGACGACCGGCTGATCGCGCTCGTGCAGACGTCGAATGTCCGGCTGCAGAAGCTCGCCGTCCAGCGGGACGCCATCGCCAAGAGGCTGGAGGAGGCGCAGAAGTTCGCCGGGGACCTGGCCAAGTCGACGCTGTCTAACTTCAGTCTGCAGAACCTCATCCAGGGCGACGACGGGGCGTCGACGACTAGCGTCGTCCGGGGCCTGAAGGCGGCGATCTTCCAGGTCAAGGCGTTCACGAAGCAGGTCGACACGCTCGCCCAGCGCGGCCTGAACAAGAGCCTCCTGGAGCAGGTGCTAGGGCTGGGCCCGGAGAAGGGTGCCGAGATCGCGACGGCCCTGTCCCAGGCGGACAAGGCGACCCTGGCCCGCATCAACGACCTGCAGAAGCAGCTCGTCACCGCGTCCGACAAGCTGGGCCGGACGGGGGCTGACGCTCTGTACGACAGCGGGAAGGCGGCCGGCGAGGGGTTCCTCGCCGGGATCAAGGGCCAGCAGAAGGCCATCGAGAAGCTGATGATCGACATCGCGAAGGGAATGCAGCGGGCTATCAGGAAGGCCCTCGACATCCGCAGCCCG